CATGTACTCCAATAAGATTAGTTTGACAGCTATATCTGCTTATGAGTTAAAACTAAGTGAGAGTCATTTTAATTAGTATTTCAATTAAGCTGTATTAGTGTAGAAGTTACACAACGATGTGAATCGTCAAGCCTGCAATATACTGCAATATATTGTATAAACTGTTACATACCTTCTTTATTTACTGTAAGCGTACAGTAAAAATTGTGTGTTAATATATAATTAAGATTGATAAAACCATCTAGTTGCAGCTAGACGTCCTCAAAATATTGTATAATTAAAACTATTAAATATGAAAGAATGAATATTTTTAAGAAAATCAAACTGAAAATCAGTAGTTACAGAAAGCTAAAAGCCTATCATAGTAACATCAAACGACTTGCTGAATTAGAATTATTAGACAATCCTAAAAAGCAAAAAGAAGTTGCATTACGTTCACAATGTTTAATTCATGGGCACAAATGGAAAAATGAGCCTAATAACAATGAATTAAACATTCCTATTACTAAAAGAACTTACTGTGAAAGATGTGGTAAGTACTATAGTCAAGAAATTTATAAACAACTTTAAATTCATATCAAATGAAATCTTTAAACTTTGTAATTATTGGAATTCCTGCATCAATCAATCAGGAAAGTATTGTAACAGCAGTAGCTCTTATGGCTAAGAAACTTGGTTTATCAGAAGTACATACAGAAATACTTGAAACAAGTAAGTTTGTAACTAGCTCTTCAAATAAACAAATGATTGAAAACATCTTAAAAGATGTTGTTACTGTGTGTACAGCAGCTGGTCTAATGAATATTGCTGCAATCAATGCTAACTTTTGGAAATTGATTGAAGATGGTAAGTTAACTAGACCACAAATTGAAATGATGCTGGATGAAAAAGAAGTTACAATTGAGTATCTCAACAAAAAGGGATGCGCTTATATCTTTGACCTTTTAGTACAAGCAATTAGAGTGTTATAATCATGGGAAAGACCTATAAAGAATCTCATTTTCCAGGTTCTAAGCAATCAGGAAAAGCAGCTGAATATCAGTCTAAAAAGAGAGTTAGACATTCTAAAATGCAACCGTATAAAAGGGAAAGAGCTATAGTATAATTTTTGTTATAAGTGAAATTATGAGCAGAAAACAAAGAAGTTTAGCTAGAAAGATGCATAACAAACTATATCTAAATAAAGCATCATTAAGTGGAAAATCTGTTCTTGAAATATTCAGAATACATCATAGAACAAGTAAAACTAAAATTAATGATTTAGAAATGTACTATTATCATCTTTATGTAAAGCTAAGAGAAAAAGAGGAAATGAAGAAGAAATTCTTGAGTGAAACACTTCCTCGAATAAAAGAAGCAAATAAACGTCGAGAAGCTGCATATTTAGCAGCTATTGGCAAGTAAACAGAATTACTAATTAAGTAGTTATGATAGAATCCAATCAACACAGAAGGTTATAACGCCAGACCCCTAAAGGTGATTAATACCTACGGACTATACAACGGTCAACCTTATTTAAGGTCAGGAGAAGGAAAAGGGCTAGCTATCAAATAAGGCGTACGAATAGATAGTATAACTTTCTATTTCTTTATTATTATGTGGACAAAAGAAGAACTAGAAAAGAAAACAAAAGAAGAACTAATAAACATTATTATTAAAATGCAGATAGATATTCGAGAAGAAAGAGATGAAATCTATCGCAGACGTTTATTAGATACTTTTTAAAATTATTCATTCACTTAAATAAATCAATTATTAACAATTAAAATCAAAAGAATTATGAAAAATTTTATGAACTTTGTAGGAATTATGTTAGGTGCAGCAATGTTGTGTGATAAAGTAACTGATGAAAGTTACAACTTTGAAGCTGGAATGAAAGCGCAAGCAGAAAAAGACGGTAAAGTTGAAGCCGCAGCAGTTGCAGAAGCTAAGAAACAGATACAACAAGAACAGTTAGAACGTGATTCTATGGAAGTAAAACGTAGAATCAAAGAATGTGACAAAGCTGTTTCTAAAGCTGAAAGAAACGGACGTTTTGCATCAAAACATAAGAACATTATGAAGGACTTTTCTGAAGAACTGAAGAAAGCTCAAGCTGAATTTGAAGCTACTGGTGATTACAAAGCTTGGGACAAAAAGTACTCAGAACTTACAGATAAGAAAGACGAAGCTATCGCAAAAGCGAAAGAAGAAGTCTTTGGTTCAAGATACGAAAATATCTATCTTTAATCAACATCCGTATTCTAAATGCTTTTATGCTAAAATAGAATAAAAGTCTAACCGCAAACTATATAAGTCGCATTGTCGCATTAAGGAGTTCGGATAGATGATCGAACTGAATTGACAGTTCTATTTAATGCTTTTATGCTAATAATAGGAATACATGCCTACTGATCATGTGCTATAGTAGATCACTTCTTCACTCTGTATGCTTTATGCTCCAAGGGTAATGATTCGGGAGAATCCTGAAGAATAGTCTTATAGACGAAAAACAGTAAGTATATCAAAATACATATACATATAGTACTTATATGTCTATATTTCAATCGAGTCTCTAGCTTGCTAGATGAGCACTTGGTATAATATGTATTCTGTCAAAGATCTTTAAATTCTAGAGTAACAGAAGCTTTATGCTGTTATATACTAGATTCAATGCTTTATGCTCGTAATCAACAGTATATACTATTACTTTAGGATTACCTTATTAAGTATAGAGAGTTTGATCGCTCTCTATACTACTAAAAAGAGCATACTATACTATTATACTGACCCAACAGTATATGAAAACTCGTGTATGATGTATATCTCTCTAATTGAGGCGTTATCCGGTCTGCCAGGATATGAAGGCGCAGAGGTGTGCAAAACTCTTTATATTTACAACTTAAAATTATTTATCATGAGCTATATTGCAGCAGATATGTGGGGTGAACATCTATTCTATAATAAACCTGTTAGATATGTTCATGAAACAACAAAAAGAAGTTGGTGGATAGACCCAAAACATAATAATTCTATTAGTGTACCAATAGGTACAGCTAAACTATTTAATGATGCAGGATTCTTATATACTCATTATGTACCATTTGATAAAAGAAATATGTGTTTTGGAGATAATCCTATAGAAATAAAAGTATATTGACTGTTAGGTCATTGGATGAATCGTTTGGACACGGGTTTGTGAAATTCGGACCCCTTAGATAGAAATATCTATTGAATAATCGGATGAATTCAGGGAAAACTAAATAAAAAATGCTCAGAAATAACATTTTTTACATGTCAATCCTGAGCTAAGCTTAGAGTACACTCTAAGAAAGTGCAGAGACTACTGGAGGAATACAGTTTCCTTAATAACCAGCAAGAGCGTCCGACACCTTAAGCAGCAACGCAAGGTGATGATATAGTCCCTTCTGAATAGAAATGTTCAGCAATATATTTACACATTAACCGTGTATCTGAATCAGACATAGTGTTTTTCATATAGTTAATACATGTAGAAACAAATTGAATATTTCCAGGAATATATCCTTCAGAACTGTCAATTCTATCTACTGATGCTGTATAAATAGGGTTATTATGATTCTTTTTATATGTTGGAATATTTAATTTTATTCCGCTATATGGACAAATTCCATTTTGTTTATCCCATTGCGCTTGTAAATCAGAAAGAGTTAAAGTGCATTCTTTATATCTTTTTCTACAGTTACGTAAAAAATATGAAAATATTTTTTCTGGATATCTCACATAATATGTATTATTAAGATTTAGCAAAAGCTGTTTATTCTTTTCAGAATTTGAATAATCTTTCATTGCTTGTGTGCGATTATTACTTAAAAATTTCATTGCACAAGAACGAGAACAAAAACTATGTCTACCAAATTTTTGGTTACGATTGTATTCAGATAATGGTTTTTCATAACTACGTCCACAACAATCACAATTTAATGTAATTAACTTTCTATGTTGTTTATATTTCATAATTTTAAATATTAGTTATACAAACATAACGTAAAAGTGTGGATATAGTTATAAATATTGTAAACATTAAGACGACTCCCGTATGCTCCACAAAAGGTTTCCAGAGTAATGTTGCCTTAAAACGATGCTTAGTTTGATAGTAGAGCTTAAAACTATATATGGTGAAGGAACATCACATGAAAATGACTTAATATTAGGTAGCTCCAACCGAATCTCTAGTTTAAAGAAAAACGAAGATTATGCCTGAAAATTGCTACAGCAACGAATATATGGAAGGAGAATGGGGCATTATGGTTTTGACAGCGAGGATGAAAATGAATAGGTCAATAACGTCAGAAATGACAAAACTTTTGTAACAGACTATACTCGTATTGCAGCGTAATATGAGATAAGTCAACGGCTAAGCTAATGTCGTAAAAAGCAGGTCACGGATCGTGCAATTGGTTAGACACAAGCAGACAATGCCTAAGAGTGTGGGTTCGAGTCCCACTCCGTGAACAATATTATTAAAAACTAAAAGTAAGAATATGGATATAGATCAACTATTAAAAAGTAAATCTCCTAAGGAGAAAATGGATTTTTTAAATTCAATGAGATGTAAAGTAACAACTAAGTTAAAAACTACCGATGAATACAAAATTTCAGAAGCAGTACTATTAGTAAATGAATTTATTAATAGTACATTTGAAGATGAACCAACTAAACCAGTTAAAATTGATAAAAGCACTGTAGTACTTCCTACAGAAATACTAGGGCAAGGTGTAGATCAAATACCTTTACAAAAGTATGATGTTATAAAAGCTAAAATAGGTCCATGTGAACATTATGGAGTAATCTATAAAATAGATGCAGAACTAAATATAGCTTGGGTAGTAAATATAACTAGTGATATTACTTTAGATAATTTAATTCCTATTAAAAAGAGTAGATTATTTAAAACATTCTTTGTAGCTTATTTTCATCCTATATTCTTAAACAAGAATAACTACACCTTTTGTAATGTTTTTGATAATAAAGAAGAATTTGACGAAGCTGTAAGAATCATTAAAAAGTATTATAAAACAAATTTTAGAGTATGAAAACAGATTATAACAAAACAGCAATCATTCCTTTAGATTATAGTAAAGGAAGCAAAGGTTTATGACTAGCAGTTAAAAAGAATAATAAATATATTCTGAGATTACTAGCTATATTTGAAACAGCTCTCATTGAACAAATCAAAATAAGCAACAGAGATTTGTTCGATTATAATGTATTTTACAATCTGAAAGAAGCATTATTAGATTATGATTTTACTTTAACTAAAAAGAATTATAATCAATTAGATGCTTTAGCTTCAATAAATGAAAAGAAACATTATGAACAATACTTAAAAACATTTTGTAGATGAAAAAGACTTTAAATCAATTAAAGGCAAGTAGAAGGAACTTATCTCTTATGCTTTTAGCAGGCATGATTACTAATCTGAAACATATTAAACATTTTGTTAGAGACACAGAAGTAGTAATAAGAATAGATACACTGTTGGCAGCTATAGAAAGACTTAGATCTTCAATTAAAGAAACTACTTATGAATCGTGGTCGTCATAAAAAGAGTAAAGAAAAAGAATTTAACACTCAAGCAGAAATCTTATATACTATACAGGAAAAACTTCATGTATTATTATTAAGATATAGAAATCAATCGACATATAGTACTAAGGATTTTTATGCAAAAGCGTGGATTAGTAGTAATGATGGAAGAGACTATTATGGAATAACCGCATGGTATATTAACAATATGTATTATCTTAATAATTTTATAGATAGAGTTAAAATAGAACTTAATAAAGCAACTATTAAAAATAAAATCTATTTAATTAAGTTTGACTTTGGAAGTAATTCAAAAACATTTAAATATAAACATGAGTAAAAAAGGCTTAAGAGGTTTTATTAGGAATAAATTGCCTAAGACCTGGGAAATTGTTCTTACAAGAGAACGTAAACTTACTGCGTTCATTGAGTATGTATATGAATCAACTCCATCAGTAATGAAGGGAGGTAGAGGTTGGCGACGTGGTGTACATAACATTACAGTCGGATACAATAGATGCAAAATCTATGAAATGTTTCAAGCTGAAAAGAGTAAAGAAGGCTTGATATATTGGGTAGGCATCTATAATAAAATTAAAGATCTTGAACATCAAATGAATTAACATGGAAATTGTTCAATATGTTCGCTGGACTGAACCAGGAGAGCGAGAAAGACTACAAGAAGTAATGCAGCAATGCAGTGGAGAGATGGAATTTAGAAAGAAAGTAGCTTCTGAATTCAACATTAGTCCAATGGATGCAGCAGTTGTAGTAAAGAGATTCAAAAATGAATTTATCAAAATACTTAAAACAAAAGGATTATGTTAAAAGCAGGTATGTGGATCGCACAAGGTCCAGAAACTAATGTATTACTCCTTTTAAGCGGAGTAGAACCATTATTAGAAGTAGTAGGTGCAATTGATCTTAATTACTTTAAACAGAATGGTAAAGCTAAAGATCTTACTAAAGACAGTCCTGAAGTGGTAGATATTATGATGTATCCTGAAAAGTATACATTTGCATTACCATCTATTACTGAAGTAGTTGATAATGTAGGTATTGGTGATTTACAGACTCTAGAAGGCTTAGGAGAAGATTCTAGAAAAGATAAAATCATCGAAGAAGGTATTGCTTACTATAAATCAACTTTACCATTATATGGTATAGAACAAGCTAAAGTAAGAACTAGACTGCATTTAAAGAAGAAATACAGCCTAAAAATGTCTCAAGCTAACTATGTATTTACTGTAATTTGTAAAGCACTTAACAGAGAACCATAATGAGCGATTTTAAGAGACTTATTGAAGCACTCAATGCTGAATTAGAGGAACCTTATAGGTTTACTTTAGACAAGATTGTATCTTCTGCTAATTTTGATACTAAAGTATTAGGATATGCAGATAGTGTATTAGATGATTGGGCAAATATACCACCTGATTTAAAATCTAAGATAGTTACTAGTAACACTTGTCTAAGTATCAATAAGTGGATAAATAGAAGACTATGGATGGATATTCTTAATAATCTATTAGAAGATAAAATATTAAGTCTTCAAACAAGATTAGTAAGAGTAAGGATTGCTATTAATATGTCATTGAAAATGGCATATCCTCTCAATGAAGAAGAGAAAGAAGAATGGAGAGAACATATCTCAGATATATTCTATAAAAGATGTCTAGCAGTAAATAATTATTACTGTAAAGAAATCATAAAACTTCCCTTCTAAATTTAAGGATTGTAGTTATTGGGTTAACTACAATCCACTAAAGTTTAGCTATATGACACAAGAAATAATAGATCTAGTAGAGCAAGCTAAACAAGGTTCTCAGAAAGCATTTAGTAAATTATACTATAAGTATAAAACTGATATTTGGTACACTATTATGGGTGTAGTTAAAAATACAGATATTGCTGATGATTTAACATCAGTAGTATTTACTAAAGCTTATGAGAAATTATCTATGTATACTCAACATATTTCATTTAATATGTGGTTAAAAACTATTGCTGTAAATGCATCAATAGATTATATACGTAGAAACAAAAAAGAGCAATTAAATAACTATGTTGATGAAGATGAAAATCCAATTCAACTATCTGCTTTAGAAAAAAGTCCTGAAGAAGATTTGATTCTAAAGGAAAAGTTAGATATAGTCTTACAAGCTATACCTACTCTTAAGAGAAAATATAGAGATTTAATTAATGCTCGTATAGATGGTTTATCTTATAAAGAGATAGCCAATAAGCTTGCAATGAATGAATTAGCTGTAAAAGGTGATTTAAACAAAGCAAGACAAAAACTTAAACAGAAAACAGATTATTAACAAACACTTTCAACAATATGACTAGTTTTTGTTTACTCCTTTTAGGAGCATTAGCATCTTTTATCATTTCTAGAATGTGTAAAAGTGCTAGTTTGTACGTATTCTTAGTATGCGTACTTTTACTAGGCTTTGTTGTAGGTACTGGAGTAAAAAAGGTAGTTGCAAATACCTCAGATACTCCTTCTCAAGAGTTAGTTGTTACTATGGCTCCTAATCCCACATCTCAAGGTTCTACTGCTTTTGTAGGGACAGTAGATAACCAATCTTATGAAATGGGTCAGGAAGACGGAGGTGAGACGTTAGTAACAACTGATAGAGAAGATATACCTACCATGCCTAACAATGCAGAGATAGAAGATGACAGTTGACTGCACTTAATTTCATAATTTGAGTGTATTAATTGTTAAGTTATTAATTTATTTAAAATCATAATCAATATGGCAAAAAGAAATAAAGGTGGAAAGACTCCAAGTGCAAAAGCAGCAAGAAACTTAGAAGCTTTGAAAAAAGCTAAAGAAGCAGTAGAAGCTTCAGCTAAAGTAGAAACAACAAAAGTAGAAGATTCTAAACCAGAAGAAAAGAAGCCTGAAGAGAAACCAGCTGAACAAAAGAAAGGTGGTGTCTATCAGACTCCAATGGGTAAATCAGCATATGAAACTCATATATTGTGCACAAAATCACCGTATATGAGTCTACTTTCTCTTAAGATTGAGAAAGACAGCAAAGGCATTGAAAATATCAAAGCCGAGTGGAAGAACAACGAAACTAGTGAAACTACTAGTGTCCTCTTCCCAGTATCTAATGTAAAGAAGGGAGACGGAATTGACGTTAAACGGATTAAGGAAGGAATTAAGAATCCTATTCCCGCTGAAGTTCCTGAAACTAAACCAGTTGAAGAACCAAAGAAGGAAGATCCTAAACCCGCATCTACTGAAAAGAAACCTAAACAGCAGAAGTCGAAGAAGGAGAAGATAGAAGAAGTAGAAGCTGAAGAAATTGACATCAACAATACTCCTACTATTAAAACAGCCGCAGCTCCTGCGCCCAACATTGTAACTCAGAACAGTGACAGAATTGATGCAAATCACTCAGTAGATTTGATGAACGCAATTCTGAAACGCCGTGAAGAGATTAAAGATGATCGGGCAATGTATCAAGCAACAGGAAAACAGGCAGACCTTATGATGTTTGTATTAATTCAGAAATGGAATGACCAATTCAAGAATGATGCAAAAGAACAAGGTTTTGCTGTAAACGAAGAAATGTTTGCATATTTGAATGAAACAGCTTCTTTGTTCCTCGGTGTTAATTTGCTTCCTAGCAAAACATCTGATGGACAGCTCGAGATTAACTTCAAAGATGCTGTCGCAAAGACAAATCCTGAAATGCAGAAAGCTTTAGAACAAGATGCTAAAGTTCCGCAGACTCAGGAAATGCCAAAACCTGAAGAATGTGTCACAGATGAACAGAAAGTAGCAGCAATGTGTACTATTATGAACATGCGGCACAAGCAGAAGTCAGGAGGTATAGGTAAGAACGTAGCAAATATGATTGAATTTGCACGGGAAGCCTATAAACTTGACAAAGATGCAGAACCAGCACAAGTATTAGCAACTGTATTACTTAAGATGAAGGAAGCAGGACGAAACGCTACATTACTTGAAGGTTGTGCGAATGCTATTTGGGGTAATTTAACTGGTAATTTGTCAGTTCTAGCATCTCATGCTTGGCTTAAGAACCAATTAACAACATACAACGATGCGCAAGTTGCTAATGTTGTAAAAGTATTCTTAGCTAAGAAGATTACTGATGAAACTGCAAAAAACAATAACTACGAAGAAGAAGCAAAACGGTATTCTCAATTAATTAGTGGAACTAATGACGATCTGATCAATCGTATTATTACTTCTGCTAATAACGAAGGTAAAGATGAAGACAAACTTGTATATCCAGAAATCAAGGGTCTAAATCTTAAAGGTAAACACATTTCAGCAATAAAGACTGTAAACAATATGCGTATTGCTTATGGAGCAGAAATGAATGATAAGATATTGAAACAAGTAATGCAGAAAGTATCTGGCTTGTATACATCAACTTCTTTAAATCCTCTTACTTTCTATGTTGAGAAATCTGCGTATGCTACTAAAAAGTAACAATTAACGCATTATCAAAATGAGTAAAAAACCAACAGTTTTATTTACGCTAGCAATGCTAGCTTTCGGTGGATATGTAGGATTTGTAACTAACTATACAAATACCGCCACCGCACATGAGTATGTGATTCCGAAGTTCACAGATGTACCTCGGACAAAAGACTTTAATATTGATATTAATTTGAACAATAACGCTATAAAATTAAATGGACAAAGCAACCCAGAACAAAATATCAATGTTGAAATCAAAAAGAAAGACAGTATCATCTATCTAACTTCTGTTGTAGAGAAGGAAGTACCTAAATACATTAAGGTAAGAGAACTGCCATCAGTTAAAGAGAATAAAACCACTTGTACGGATATTCTCCAAAGACTGAAACAACAACAATCAGAGAAGATAAATCTGAGTCGCAACTAGAACAGCCAATGCGATTATAGAGCTATAATGGTGTATATCCAGAGATATCTAAATCAAAGGATTAGAAAGTAAATGGTTAGATTGCTTTCTTAAAATTAAGATAGTACAGAATATTAGTAGGAATAGAGTATAGCTACAACTATAGGCTATTACTGAAAGTATAATAACTTATTGTGTTTATATACTATCTATAAACTGAAGAGGCAATAAGATAGAGGGAGAGCGTGTACAACCCTCTTGTTTTTGGTGAGAACCGACTGGAGACAGAAACAGAAGACGCAATTAGTAGAGAGCAGTCTACAAAATTAAACAGTACAAGGGGAACGAAATCCTCTTAAGTTACTCGCAGACTTATCATAGTTTGAATCAAGAAGGAGTAATAAACACGATGATGCCCAACAAATCGTAGTGTCCAAGACTACGTGCTGAACATTATCGAGCATATAACGCTCTAGGGTAGCTCCAAACTCCCCTTTATAGCATAGACTATATAAAAATGTCAGTATAGTGTTCTATACTTATCTAAACAGTTATATTGTAACTTAATAAGTTTAGAGATAGTATATATGAAGGTACTTAATTATAATATTATAGCACTACTTATTGAAAAAATATTGATAGATTACCTGGATTAGGCGTAAAGCCTATGCACAATGTTATGTTAATCAGTACATAGCTAATCCTAAGCTTGTATTACTATACACTCCAGTATAGAGGGATAGAGTGACAAAGTGAGTAGTAGATTGTGTGCCTATTGGCTGAGTAGCAATGATCCAATATTAATAAATAAGGAATCCTGCAACGGACCTCTTTAGGAAATAAGGAGTATGTGAATTCAAGTAGTATTATAATAAACTCAGTTGTTATCTTATCTGAGTATAAACCTAGAGTGCTTTGCAACAGGAATATAAAGATAACTAGCGGATGAAGTGCGCAATAACACTATTTCAATACTAAGCGGAAGACATAAAGCTTAGAAGTACTAAATAATTTTATCCAGAAGCATAACTGGAGTTTTATCAAATTTGCACAAGGTAAGATACTCTATCCTTAAGAGTATATGTGAAAGTGAGCATCGCCCTACTCCTAGGTTGAAGAGAAGCAGACACATTAAGAGACGGACACGAAGCAGACCGGAGAAAAATCTGTGCATTGCACTAAATAGTAGTCTTAACGGGAAGTGACAGAATGTAAATCTATTTAGGAAGTCTCTATTCACGAGAGAATAAACATGTTTAATTTAACTAATGAGGAAGTTCAATGGTAGGTTTTAGGACGAGTAGTGATAAGAAGGCGAAAGTAAATCCGAGCCACCCTCGACTGTACAATATAATTGCTGACATTTGAAACATTTAAAGTATATTGCGCAACAATATATGTAAAGTGACGCTGATTCCTTACATTAAAGGATGATAGGTGGAAATCCTAAAGTTATGTGCAGAATAAGAACAAAGTCGTAAGTACACGCAGCCTTAGAATAAACTATTAGGCTATAGAGTGGGTGTTTTGAAACATAAACAGCTCAAAATAAAATTCGGTAGAAGTATTACCGATAGTGAAGTAACAGTTGTAGGTTATGAACCATATACAGTACTCCTTACTATAACAGGAAAAAGAGCACGTTATAGTTACTGTTAGGCTCTTTAAACAATCAGAAACTAGCATAGCATTCGATTTTCAGATAATTTCAGTTATAATGTTATTTGATGGGTATAAATCTCCTACCGTTGGAGTCCCGTTGTACCTTTTTAGGTATTAACTAGCATAGCGTTCGATTTTCAGATGTCGAATTACATATCTTTTCATAGTTTAGTATTGATAATTTTATGAAGAACGGCTGACTCATCTGTCTCATGAGTAAAGTCCTACGGGGAATGCCGAGTGAAGTAATAACATCACGTTCTAGTAGTAATGTTAATAATACGAAAGCTTATCTTATAGTTTTTCAGATTACTTATCAAATCTTAGCAGAATTTCGTTATAGAGTTTTACTGTTTGAATACAAGAAGTGGTTTTTAAGTTTTTAATAAACGAATAGATATTAGATGCTATTCCACTTAGATAAAAGAACTCTATAGCTTACTTTTTAAATTAACTTAGTATTAACTTACTCCGTAGGTGGAATCAACCACGGAATCAAGAAAGGAGAAATTATGGAAACAACAAAATATGAAAGTGTGTTCAAAAATCCAGAAGGTTTTACTCAGCAAGAAATTACTCAGTTACGTACTAAAGTAATTGCGTTTAGCCGTGCTTTAGTTGGTCGGCGGTTGGCAATCCCCGTAAGTGATAATTTGGATTTGAATTACAAGAAAAAAATGGCTGGTGATATGCCGGGACTTGTACTTGCAAATCCGATGAAGAAGTATATGATTGAAACTGTTGATTTGTTCAACGTAGATATCGTGCGGACTGCAAATGGTAAGATTGTTATTATGTTTAATAATGACGAAAAGTTGCAGTTTGATTTACGGGCAGATGTAGATATTGTATTGAAAGCTGGTCCGAAAGATGTTCAAGATGCTATCTTGAAGTTTGAAGCAACTGGAGAACGGTCTCCGTTCTGGAATGTTAAGATGGTAACAGAAGTTGTCACTCAGTTGAATCAGAGTAATTTGACTGATCTTAACAATTTTATTGATGAATTGGCAAATCAGGGAGCTTCTCTGGAACAAATCAATAAGATTACTAAGGACGACACTACTGCTTACTACAAGAGCATTGACGAGTAATTAATCTTAAGTACATAAAGCTATGGCAACAAATAAAAAGCCAATAGATTCATATCACTTGCAGATGTTACAGCTAATTATGTCTGATCTTCGTATTCAAAATAATTTGCTAATGGATGGGAGCAAAACAATTAAAGTTGGATATGATGGAACAGTATTAATAGGACGCCACAAATATGGTTGGGTAAATAAGTGGTTTAATTCCTATTATGTAATAGACTTTTTTAGTTTAGTACAAAGAATAGCTTTTATCATCACAGGTGTAGAAAGTAACAATTGCGATAAGTCAGGTTTGGTTGGGTTTCTGACAGAAGCAATTGATAAAGTACTTAAGAAAGATGAAAAAGAAAAAGTAATCGAGTTATTATTGTATTATTGTACATTACTTGATGAAAACAGTCCATTGAAATTGACCTATGATATTACAAAAGATGACCCAAGCTTTGACAAAAATATGGGTAATAACAGCAAGCGACGCAAAATGGTTGGGGTAGCAAATGCTTGCATAGATTTTGGGTATGAAAGAATACCCGTCAGTTTACATGTTGAAGGAGATTTATAATCGAATATATACATTTGGTTGGGTTCGTATTAAGTAGAAAATAATTGAAAATCAACATAAAATCAGTAAGAGTATATACATTTGGTTGGGTTCGTATATACTCTTACTTACTTGCCTCTGATAATGTTACTAAGGTAACTAAGTGTTGGAAAGCCGAGAGAAGAAGAATCGGATGCCGTATCGAGATGTGACAGAGGCGCTAACTCTTTGATCTTGTCTGTCTTATTTCTTAATTTTATTGTTATTCATATCAGCGGTCTGTGAAGATAGCTGATATTTTAAGTTATTAGACTTTGATCGGTCTATTAACTACACAGGTAGACTTTCTAATATACTATGTAATTAACTAATTGTCAAATTATTAAAATCAAGTATATATGAAAGCAAATAAATTTATTGAACAGCGTGATAAACTATCAGCAGATATTACTAAGTATTGGAATATTATTTCTATTGAGAATGTAGTAAATCGTAATTATCAGCGTACTTACGATTTGAAAGAACTTTATAATACAATCAAAGGTCTTACAGATGATCGAGTAATTGTTAAATTAAAGATACTATGCATCAATATGGGTATAAAGAAATTTAGTGATTTACCAGCTGATTGTAATCAATTAGATGTATTTAAATTATGTGAATTGCAAGAAATGAAAGTACATCTAAGTCGTATACGAACTTTGAATCCTGTTCTTAAGTCTAAGAAAGGTAAAAAAGCTCTGAATAAGACTGAAGTTTTAACTTCAAATTGGGTTAAAGCACGAATAAAAGAACTCGATTTAGAGATTCTGAAATTAAAAGAGAAACTTACTAAGTTCAATGAAGAAACAGAATTTGATGATTCTGCTGCTCCAATGTGCTTAGCAGCTTAAAATATAATAAGGAAGCGATAGGGAGAGTACGTACGGGAAATCTTAAAACATTAACCTATTCAGCTTCCTTTAGTTTTTAACTATTAAAATCAATTGTTATGAATCAAGATACTAGAAATAAGAAAAATGCTAAATACCAGCAAAACTTACAGAAACGTTACGGATTAACTAAATCTTCAGATTATAAAGCTATGTGTAGTAAAGGAATATCTTTGTCAGAAAATATTAAACCTATGACAAAGGAATTTATAACTACTCGTCGTCACGATAAGATAGTAAGTAGAGAAGTATATACTTATAAATGGACCCCTGAAGCTACTAATGCACGAAAGGAGTATCGTGAAACTAAAAAAGGCATAGCTAGTATTCCTAAGAAACCTACACAGGTATCTGATAAAAAGGATAAAAAACAGTTATTAGAAGAACGTCCTTATTCTGGTTACCATAAAGAATTGGTACAGAATCTATATGGTAGCAATAAAGCAGAACGTATTGCTAAACAACAAGCTTATAAAGCAGCTCACGAAGAGAAAATTAAGAAAGTAGCTAAACAACTTGAAGAATTCAAGATGTCTAAGAAGCTACAGTATTTAGAACAAAGACCGTATAAAGTAGTTATAGCTACTACAAACGATAAAGAGTTTAAGACAAGCTACTCTAATCTACCTATTGAACAACTTACTGAAGTAGTTACTAAATTGAATACAAAGTTATCCGATAAATATAGTAACTATGAATCTATTACGATAGTAGATAGAGCAACTTTAGAAAAGAAATGCTTTGCTAAACATTTGCCAGAGATAAAGCAAGCAGCGTAGAGCGACAGACTTTTAGCAGGATAGTCTATAAAGAATCCTGCCTCAAGGGGTGTTCAGCTAGCAGGCAAGCGCAGGGTACAGGGAGGAATATTAGAGAGACTCTAATACACTATTTATAGTGCTGCAACCAATCGGCATCATGGGTTCGATTCCCATACACTCCACTAAATTTATACGCTATGAAGATAAGAGGAAAAACAGTATATGTCTATGATATTGAAGTATTTCAAAACGTATTTCATTGTACTTTACTAAATACTGAAACAGAAAAATTAGTAAAATACGAATGTTCTGAAAGAAAAAACAATATTGAAAATATGTGTAAATTATTTATTACAGAAGACGCATACTTTGCAGGTTATAATAATACCCATTATGATAACCCTATAATAAATTATTGCATTGAGTTTTTCTCTAATTCTAAGTATACGTATAGTAAAATATGTAAATCTATATTCAATTTATCAAATATTATTACACAAGACAAAGATAATATTGATAGTTGGAAACGTTGGAAATATGCTAAAAATTTTCTAACATTAGATTTACTTACTATGTTATATAGTAAAGCGTTACGAGTTTCTTTAAAAGAAATGCAAGTAACAATGATGTATAAAAATGTTCAAGAATTTAATTGTGATTGGCAATCTCCATTAGCATTACAAGAAATAGATAATATGGTTAATTATAATATAAACGATGTATTATCTACTTATGAATTACTCAAACGATGTGAAAAAGATATCCAATTACGAATAAATATTGAAGATAATTACCATATAAACTGTCTTTCAAAAGATGGAGTAGGTATTGGAGTAGATATACTTCAAAAAGAATATATATCTAAAACAGGAATTGATAAAAAACAATTAGAAGAACTACGTAGTCCAATGGATTTTATACCATTGAAAGACGTAATACTTCCTAATATTGAATTTAAAAACCAAATACTTAAGAATTTATTAACTGAAATGAAAAGTTTAACTGTTTCACCAGGTAGAAATGGTTGGAATAAAAAATTTTTATTAAATAATTTAGAAATTTCTATTGGAGTTGGTGGCATACACAGTATAAATCAACCTGAAATAATAATTCCAAAAGAAGACGAATTATTATTAGATTCTGATGCTAATTCACTATATCCTAGTCTAATTATTCAATACGGTTTTATTCCACCTCATTTAAATAAAGAAGTATTTTTAGATATATATACCAAAGTATATACAGAAAGAATAGATGCTAAAAAAGCTAAACGAAAATTAGAAGCAGATACTAAGAAATTAACTTTAAACTCTGTTACGGGCAACTATCAAAATGAATATAGTTGGTTATATTCTCCATTCGCAGTTTTGCAAATTAGAATGAATGGTCAATTACTGCTTTTAATGCTCTGTGAGAAGCTTTTAGAATTAGGAGCTACTATTTACCAAGTAAATACAGATGGTGTTTTATACAGTATTAAAAAAGCTAAATATAATGAATTACAGCAAATTATTAAAAACTTTGAAAAAATAAGTAAATTAACATTTGAAACTGAAGAATTTGAATGTTTTTATCAATTAGCTGTAAATGATTATTTTGGTAAACAAAAAGATGGTATAAAAGAAAAAGGAACATTTTTAACTAAAACTATTTTAGGAAAAGGGTTAACTCCTACAATTATACCATTAGCTGTAGAAAAATTCTTTCTTGAAGGAATAAAACCACAAAACTTTATTCCAACTATTAAAGATATTACTAAATTTTTAATATCTGAAAAAACAGGTAAACAATGGACAGTTGAATACAATGGTATAAAACAACAAAGAACAAATAGATTTTATGCATCAACAAATGGATATTTTTTATACAAATGGAAAATTGAAAATGGAATAAAGAAATATCAGAATATGTTAACAGCATCTGGTATTACTTTACTAAACAATTTTGATGATTTAAAAGATGATCCTAAAATAAATTATAATTATTATATAACAGAAGCTAATAAAATAATAGCAACCTTAAAAACAAAACAACTAAGTCTGTTTTAACAGATTTTTATCATATTGTATCAAGAGACTGGTTCATAAAGTACTATATTATGATACTAGAATTAGATACAACATTATTAGATATTTTTGGAGAAATATCAATTAATCAGTTAGTATTTTTAACTCTTGTGTTGAATGATAATCAAAGTAATAATCAAGACGTTCACAAGTTTCTCAGCCGAATAAGTGAAAACGACATACAAGAGTTAATCGACAATGACCTTATCTCCTTTACTACTTCAGGGGATAATAAAATTTATAGTCCTACAGAAAAACTATTATCAAGTGTAAAACAAGATAAGACATGGTTTGATGAGTTCTATGAAGTATTTCCAGTGTATGTTTTAAGACCAGATGGTACTAAAGGTTTTTTACGATCTAATATAAATAAGTGTCGTAAAGAATATAATCGTATCGTAGGTAAATCTAGAGCAATGCACGAACACCTTCTTCAATGTCTTCAATATGAAATTGAAAACAAAATGATAACTGGTAAAATAGGTTATATGAAGACGATGTGGAAATGGCTCACTCAACATGAGTGGGAGGTTATTGAAGAGCAAATGAGTTATGAATCTGAAACACCTGTAAATTATGGAGAATACGGAACAGAATGCCGTTAAAATACTACCTTTTGAGTCAATATCTCAGGTAGCAAATAAATCCATAAACTACATTAAAGCTAGAAAAAATCATAGTATAGTATCATTAAAAACCAGATGGGATAAGTTCAATAAAGCCACTGGTGGAATTGAACCAAATATGATATTTACTATAGCTGGTATATCAGGTAGCGGTAAGAGCTCAGTTGCAAATATGTTAGTAATGGATTTGATTGATCTTAATCCTAATCAGGATATCGTAGTATTATACTTTAGTTTAGAGATGGTAGACTACAGAAACGTTGGTCGTGTAATAAGTAATAAAACTAAGAAAACTGTATCTGAATTATATAGTTCAGTAGAAACACTTAGCGATGAAGACTTATTAAAAGCTGAATCGGCAGCTGAAACCATTAAGAAATACAATATATACTTTGTTGATAAAGTATGTAATGTAGAAGAAATAGGTAATACTATAGATTACTTTCATAATACTGTGGCTAACGGTCGTTGGCTAATAGTAGTATTAGACCATGTTCTCTTAGTAAATGGAGAAGGTGGAGAAAGAAGTACAATAGTCGATTTACAGAAAATGTTTATACAGAAGAAAAAACTTTCTAACACTAGTATAATACAGCTTTCACAGATGAATCGTAATATTGAAAGTCCTGATAGAATTAATAATCCAAGCACTCACTTTCCAATGAGAAGTGATTTATCAGCATCTGATGCAATATTTCAAGCTAGTGATTTTGTTATTGCTGTTCACAGACCAGAGATACTTAATCTAGCTATATATGGAGTACGTCGTCTACCTGTAAAAAATAAGGTTTATATGCATTTCTTAAAAGTAAGAGATGGTGAACCCTGTATATTAGAATTTGAAAACGAACTTCAATATGGCAATCTAATTGAAACAAATACTGCAAGTGCTGAAGAACAAAAAGTAGTATTTAAACAAATTAAAAAAGGCTGATTATGAAAGGTTTTACAATTAAACTTCCGAAACAAAATATTGACCCTCAGGGTTCTTTGAAAAATCGTATATTAAACGAAGTTAAAAACCGCTTACCATTTGCTAAATGGTATGGAATTCACACTCCGGAAGATCCGGAATACAGTGTATCATATGCAGGTCCTGAAGACTTGCTATGTTTTGGATGCAATCGAAATGCACATTTCTCTGCATTCAATAAAAAATATTATCGACCGACATGTTCATATGATAATTCACTTACATGTCCGTTCGCAAATCGAGCATTTAAATTGCGTCAATATGATGCTATTTCAGAATTTGATTTAGCATTGAAACGACTAGCAGAATATGCTAAGATCATGGAAGACTATGAAGAAGATCGTGGTTACGATTTTACTTACATGGGTCAACCTGTACGTATTTACCAGAAGTTTATTCAGATTGGTTATACAATCATTCCTATTGATAATCCTAGTCTGTTTTTGAATAACTATCGTAAAGCAGATAAAAATAATATAGTAAATGTTATTATTAATATTAGTAACAGTACTACTGTTAACAATATTCTCAACAATGAATAACGAATAACTTTACATTGTGTAAAATTTCAGTTTTTGTCAGATAATTTCAGAATCTCACAGGTAAAGTGTTAACCTATTTTAATATGTTAATACTACCAAAAGAGAAAAACAAACCAAAGGTTAACAATCCAAGATTCTTAATCTTGTTTGGTCGACCTAAATCAGGTAAAACTACTTTATTATCAAAGCTTGATAACTGTCTTATTATAGACTTAGAGGGAGGTTCAGAATTTCTAGAAGCTCTCTCTATTCAAGCTCGTACTATTGAAGACTTAGGTAATATATCTAGAGCAATTGGTGAAGAAACAGCTAAAACTGGTAACAAACCTTACAAATATATTGCTATAGATAATGCTACTAGATTAGAAGAAATGTGTCTAGGTTATGCTAAGGTATTATATCGTCAAACTCCAATGGGTAAATCCTATAATGGAGATGATATACGTACATTACCAAATGGTAGTGGATATATGTATCTTCGCATGGCAGTTAGAAAAGTAATAGATATGTTTCGTAATCTATGTGATAATTTTATTCTTATTGGTCATACTAAAGAAAAAATGATTAATAAAGAAGGAGAAGAATTATCAGAAATGGCACTAGATTTAGTAGGAAAACTAGGTGATATAGTATGTGGCGAAGCAGATGCTGTTGGTTATGTCTATCGTAAAAAGAACGAAACTATTATATCTTTTGAAGGTGGAGATAATTCAGTAAGAGAAGCTAGAGCTCCTCACTTACGAGGTAAGAAGATAGTTATCGCAGAAAGCGATGAAAATAATGATATTAAAGTTCACTGGGATAAAATTTATTTAGACGAGTGCGCAGCCTGATTTAAAAACTTAAAAATATTGAAATTATGACATATAGTAAAGAACGTGCAGCAAGTATTAGCAAAAGTGATATTAAGTATATTCCCGCTGGTATTATTGAAAATGTAGTATTGAAGAGTGTAAAAACAGAGGTTTCTCCTAATGGTAATCAATTCTTAGAAATTGTTTTTGAGAAAGATGGAGCAACATTAACTCATACAGAATGGAAACCTACACTTGGTGGATTTGTAACTACAGAAGAACAGCTTCAAACAAAAATGGATAAGCAGTATTCTCGCATGTTGCAGATACTTAACTGTTACTATAAGGATGAAGAGCTTGACTTTAATGGAGAAAGCTTTGAACAGTTTGCTCAGTGGATTACTGATATGCTGAACAAAGTAGATAAGAGTAAAAAACTTAGAGCGAAAATAGTATATAATGATAAAGGATATACTACTTTGCCTAATTATGCTAAGTATACTTTTATTGAGCCTATGGAATTGCCAGAAGGTCAATCATCTTCTATTACTATGCTAAATATTGACCAATTTACAAAGCCTGTTGTAGCAGATAAAGAAGTAAAAAACGATAACCCGTTTAGTGCAACTTCATCCACTACTAATACACAAGCTTTAAACGAATCTAATAATGATTTGCCATTTTAAGAAAAGTTATAATTAACTAATAATAAGTGGTAGTCTACTATTTTTAAGACTACCACTATTTTTATAGCCTGATAGGAAATATTGTAGTTCGATTCTACACAGGCTAACAAACTAAAACAGATTGCATATGTATAGTAGAAAGCGAGCAAAACTCCCAGATAACATTACTCTAGATTGGATACTTTCTAAAGTAACAGAATATGATATATATGCAAAATATATAGGTCAATTTAAAGTAGGTATGATATACAATAGTCCATTTAGGAAGGATAAAAATCCATCCTTTGGTATTTACTATAGTAAACGTACTAAACAACTACTTTTTAAAGATCATGGAACAGGTGAATGTGGTAATGTAATTAAATTTGTATCATTATTTACTGGTAAAACAGAATATAATGATATACTATCAGATATAGTAGATAAGTTAAACATTACTAATAACACTAAACTCGTTAGCTCTAAGCAATATATACCGCCAACTGAAACAGTAATTGGTGTAGTACGTCAGGAATTTACTGATGTAGATATCAATTACTGGAAACAGTTCAATATTTCTATAAATACTCTAAAGAAATTCAATGTAAATAGTATTAAATATTATTTATGTAATGGAATAGTAAAAGGTACTTATAAACGAGAAAATCCAATGTATGCATATAAGGTCTATAATAACTTTAAGATATATAGACCACTAGCAGATAAATACACTAAGTGGAGAAACAATCTTACAGACTATGATATCCAAGGCTATGAGCAGTTGCCTCAGAAAGGTGATATATTATTTATCACAAAGTCCATGAAAGATGTTATGTGTTTGCATGAGATGGGTATACCAGCAGTTTCTCCATCTTCAGAGAGTACATTTCTACCTAAAGACGTATTAGAGCAACTTAAGACGCGTTTTAAGCGTATTATAATACTTTTTGATAGAGATGTAGCTGGAGTAAAAAGAAGTCGCAAATTAAGCCAAGAAACAGGCTTAGAAGCAATGTTTATTAACAAAAAATTCAAAGCTAAAGATGTATCTGATGCTGTTAAAGCAAATAGCTTTGAAGAAATAAAAAATTGGTTAAATGAAACTATTAAAAACTATAGGTAAAGTAATAGCATTACCTTTTGATTTGGCTCTAATACTTGGAAAGTTATTATTAATTCCAATCAAATTAGTGAGTGTATTGTTGCATGGAGAATTTACTGAATGGAATAAAAAACGTAAGTTTATAGTAAATTCAATTAAAGAAATGTTTAAAGCTTTTAAACATAATAAAGATTATTCTTTCTTATATTCAGTAGGATTTACAGATGAAAACGGTAATTTCTATGAAAGAATTGAAACGTTTAAAATAACTAAAGATAGTGTACAAAATTATATTGACTATGCTAAAGCAAGCCTTAAACAAGAAAGTGCGTAATGCTACTAAACAAGAAATAGATGGAATAGTATTTCGATCTAAGTTAGAAGCTTATACATATTAGAAACTAAAGGAAGCAGGTATATCAGCCGAATATGAACAGCATAGATATACTTTACTTTCTAAGTTTGCATATAATAACTCTACAGTTAGAGCTATTACTTATTTACCAGATTTTGTAGGAGATAATTTTGTTATAGAATGCAAAGGATTTGCTACAGATTCTTGGGCAAACAGAGAAAAACTATTCAAGTATTATTTAAGCTTGAATGAACCAGATACTAAGTTTTACTTAGTAAAGAATAAAAAACAAGTTGATGAATTAATCAACAAATTAAAATCTTAAATTTTCAGATTATGGCAAAGAACGAATTTATTAAAATAGGAGAACAGATAATTGCAAAACCTAAAGGTGCTGATTATGATTTGATACCTGGTAAAGTATATGATCTGAGTTGGAATAGATGGGAAGATTCACCTATATTTAAGGAGAATGGTGAATTAAATCTACCAAAGAAAGTCTATTCTACTAAAACAGATGATATATTTAAGAAGCGTATTATAACCTATTTTAATAAAGCAAATACAAATACTACTGGTGTAATGCTAGCTGGTACTAAGGGTACAGGTAATAGTGTAATTCGTTAACAATTTTTATAACTTATTATATCTTTTCCCGTTCTATTAGAAAATTAAACTAATAGATATGGAAGATATAGTAAAAGAATATATAGATACTAAATGTAGTGTTCAATTTTTAGCAAAAAAATATAAAAAAGACGCAATGGCTATTTCTAGAGCAATTAAAAAAGCTGGATATGAAGTAGTAAATCGTCAAAATTTGATAAAAATTAATGAACATATATTTGATACAATAGATACAGAAGAGAAAGCTTATTGGTTAGGTTTTTTATTTGCTGATGGAAATGTAAGTAAAAGAGATAATTGTTTTGAAATGTCTTTAGCTGAAAAAGATAAAGAACATCTCGAGAAGTTTAATAATTTTATAAATCATAGTAGAAATATTAAGCTTAAAAAAGTAAAATTAAACAATAAAGTGTTTAATGCTTATAGATGCTCTTTTAATAGCAAACATTTTTGTGATACATTAAAACAATATGGATGTGTTCCACAAAAATCTAATATACTTAAGTTTCCAAATGAAAATATATTTAGTAATAAAAACTTAATAAAAGATTTTTTACGTGGATATTTTGATGGAGACGGATGTATTACACATTGTAATAAAGAACATACTATAATTGCTATAAAAATTTGTGGTACTGTAGAATTTTTGAATAAATATCAAAATTATTTACCATTAAATAATCATAAAATTACAATTACTCGTTCTGTTCCAGAACTTACTTTCATGGGAGGGTCTGGTTTTACAATATGTAATTTTTTGTATCAAAATAGTACTATATATTTAGAAAGAAAATACGAATTATATAAACAATATTGCCGTTCATATAAGAAATTATATGAATTATTAGAGAGCAAAATCGGTGAAGGCTGTGATGCTAATACCGAGCAAACTATAGATATTTCGCAAGGATCTATAGCTGCGTAACGCGTAGGAATTGAATAAATATAATATTCCCAAGAGTGTTCTCCATCTTAACTATTTTTAGAAAGATGAAAATGTACGCTGAACTATAACAAATTAGAAGTTATAGAAGTTAGGATAAAAAGCCTAACGATAACAAAATTGAAGACTGTAATGGCAAAAATATTAGCTAAGGAATCAGGTTTACCTATTATTGTAGTTAATCCTGATTATCCAGAAGGCAAACTTATTAAGTTTTTTAAGTCCTTTACTACTCCAGTATGTATTTTGTTTGATGAAGTTGAAAAGAACTTCAAAACTGAGTATATGCTAGATTTCTTAGATGGAGTTGAAAAGACTGTACAGAAACTAGTAATTATGACTTGCAATGATTTAAGCAAAATTAGTCAGTATATGCAAGATCGCTGTTCACGTATTCGTTATTTACGTCGATATTCTCCTGATGAAAATGCTGCATTCTTACCGATGTTAGCTGATGATTTTGGTATTAAGAACAAAGAAGAAGTAGTAAAATTCTGTAAAGAAAATATTAAACTGCTTTCTATGGATAACATTGTTTCTTTCATGAGTGAAGTCAAAATGCTAGAAGATGAAGATATTAGTCTTCAGGAAATCATAAACATTATGAATATCTCTACTGAAAATATACCAACTAAAGTTAGTGATACTGTAGAATACGATGATGAATGTGATGACTGTGACGAATGTAATGATGGATATGACGATTATGAATGTTGTGATGCAGCGTGAGAACAAATAAGGCTAGATACATTCTAGCCTTTTAACTTATATAAACATGAAAATATGCGGTATAAGTGATATACATGGTAATCTCATTGAGAATATACCTGAGTGTGATGTACTATGTATATGTGGTGATATAGTAACATTAAATGCTCAAAGAAATATTGAAGCATCTAAACATTGGTGGGAAACAAAATTCATAAAATGGATAGATAAATTACCTTGTAAGAAGGTAGTTGTCATACCAGGTAATCATGATTTTTACTTAGAATATAAGTATAAATTAAATGAATGGAATTCTTTTAAAGATTATATGCAAGTTTTATCTAAAGGCAAATTAGTATTTCTTATAGATGAAATGTATATATATGAAGGTATTAAATTCTACGGATCTCCTTGGATTAAACCAATTGAATTTCAAGAGGACAGATGGGCATTTAGTAGATTTGATACTTATGAAGATATACCACAGTGTGATATACTACTAACACACGATAATCCATTTTGTAATGAAGCTCTAGATGTTTTCTCCTTTGGAAAGAGTAAATATCATTTATATGGGCATTGGCATGATGGATCTAGTGATGTAAATTCTGGAAGATACAATTGTTCTAGATTGAATAATTGTTATAGTTTTAAAAAGAATTATGAATTTGTAGTATTAGATATTATGACAGAAAAAGAAAAGAAACAGGTAGAACAAGCATTCTTAGATAAACTTATTAGTCAAGCATACAATAATAATGTAGCAGATTGGCTTAAGACATTTAAAGAAGTTGAACTACAACAAGATAAAGAAGATGAAGTAGTTTGGGATACTTCGGCAGAAGTTCCTGAGTCAGCTGTAATTAGCGACATGGAGGATTAAATATGAAAGTAGAAGGAATTGTTACAGATAATGAACGTATTGTGATTGAAGCAATGTTCAATAATGTTATTGATGATACTATAGAAATACAAGCTATAGAAGAAAAAGTAATTATAGAGTATGTTAAAGAATAAGATGGATATTAGTATTCCTTATTACGAAGATAATAGCAGAGTAAGTAATTCTGCAATAGGATGGTTTATTAAAAGAGGTCCTAGGTATTTTCGTGATATGCTTGATGGAAAAGAAGAGGGAATGAACTTTTCTTTTCTTGAAAAAGGAACTATGATTCATGAATATTTACTTCAACCAGACGAATTCTGGAAAGATTATATTATTCTTGATTTTGCAACACCTAAAGTAAAACAGCAAAAGGATTTGTTAGATGAGTATCATAGACTTATGCAAGTAAATCCATTAGAATCTCAAGATAAGCTTAAACTATCTGCTTATAAAAAAGCTTATAGTAATAAGAAATCTGATGAGAAATGTATTGAAGAAGCTGAAGGTCTTATTATGATTTATCAAGATTACTTAGAATACTTGAGTAAGAAAGATGATAATAAGAAGATAATTAGCTTTGCTGATTTACAAATGCTTAAGAAGATTAAGGAAAATATTCAGAATCATAAGAAAGCAAATGAATTGCTTTTTAATTTACCATCTACTTTTGAAACTCATAATGAATTTCATATTAACTGGCAAGTTAATAGAATCAATAATATTAAATGTAAATCTTTACTAGATAGAGTATGTTTTGATCATGTTAATAAGAAGATAATTCTAATTGACTTAAAGACTACTGTAAATGTCTATGATTTTGCACATTCAGTAGAAGAATATGATTATTACAGACAAATTGCTTATTATGGATTAGCAATTCAATGGTATATGCAAGAAGTATTAAATCTTAATTCTGAAGAATATGATTTTGAAGCATATATTATTGCCATTGGTAAAGATTCTGAAAATCAAATTAGAGTGTTTAACATGAAAAATGATAAATTACTCAGTGAGAAAATTGATTTAATTAACAATTCTTTACAAAAAATTTCATATCATATCAGTACAGATCAATGGGATCACTCAGTAGAATACTACGAAGGTGATGGTGTTGAAGAACTATAATAAATGCTTAATATTTTTAAGTGATTTTATAGAAGCGAAGATATCTTACTTTGATTGTCCAGCATTTGTAAATATGTATACAAATTTAAAAGGAGACAATTCTGAAGGAAAATTATATTTAGTTTATAAGTTTAGTAGTCATTATGAACTATCTAAAAAAATAGAGGAAATCAGTTGTAATAAAACATATTATAACTGGTTTCCTTATACTATAAATAAACAATCTTATATTGTCTTTTCATTTAAAGTTAGTAAAGATAAAATACAAGAATTAGAATTCTGTAAAAAAGGTAGATTTACTGATAGTTATTTAGATGTAAAAGATTTAGTTGTTATTTGGAAAGACTACTTAGATCAATTTGATGATTTGCTTAAGTCAAATGACTTTTGCTCTGATTATACTTGTACTTGTTAAAAATAAAAGGCTGGAAATAATCCAGCCTTTTTCATTAATCAGAATCTCTATTTGCAATTTGAGTTTCGTAATATCTTCTTTTAGAAGGTATATCCTATAATTCCCATATATTTTTAAACGGAGTTATTTTCATTCCAAATTTAAAAGTAGGAGAAAAACCTTTATAAGCGCCTCTATCTATTTTTTCATCTTCATTATTAATCAGATTATGTACCCATGCTGGTACAGTAGAAATTAATCCAGAAAAGTTATCATAATAACTATAAATGGGGAATGGAGTTTTGATAGTTGAGATAGCGTCTTGGATTGCCCAAGGGGTAGAAGACATCATAGTTTCAAAATCTGTTCTTACTAAAGCAAAAGCTAATAATTGTTTTAATATATTATCTTTATCATCATCTGCCCAAGCCTTTGCTATTGGCATTAAGAAGAAATGCAATATATGTACACCTATTAGTTCTAAAGATAATTGTCTTATTACTCTACGCTAATCGTATGTAGAATTCTACATATACTTCTACCATAAACTAATATTCCTAGTATCTCTTCTTATTGCAGAAATAATACTAAAAGGAACTCTAAACAAAGCCTCTTTATATCTTTGAGAACTATAATCCCATTGTCTATTCTATACCCATCTTTCTTGAAGTATAATAGGCATAAACTGTCTATGCATCATTACTAAACTTCCTATAATATTACTACTTAACATAGTTTTCTATAGTGGAGTAAGCTAACCATCAGCAGATTGAGCTAAATTTCTAGCAGTGTTACCAATGGTTTCTTTTTTAGCATCCCAGGCTTTTTGATAAGCAGGGTCTTTGGTTACGATATTTCCATTTTTATACTCTACTAAATCTCTAGAGGATCTAAATGTGTTCCATTGATTTAACATTACTTCGTCGTTACTATATTTACGTTTAAATTCTTCGCTATTAAGAAACTCTCCATTTACGTATCTATAGTTGTACATAACAGAATTTAGTATATGACCCTTTACGACATAATCACTTAAAGAGTATACTCCAAAAGCCCAGTTTCTAGCTATTTGTTTTTGAAAAGTAGATAGATTAAGTCTATCTGTTTTTATTTCAGCACCTACTTGAAAATATTCCATTAGTTTCATCTATGTACTATTGTGATAATCACTAAGTAAACTGAAATTATTTTTAAATAAGTCTACAATCAAAGCTTTAGCACCATTAATACTATCTCCAAAACTATAATACCTACCAGAAAGCGAATTAATTATATCATTATAAACTGCCGTAAAAAAGCCGGTAGTAGCACATATAATATTTAAACCTAGATTTACGGTAGTTCCTAATGCTTTTAATCCTAGCATTAATTTAGTAAAATTAACTTTTCTAGGTTTTATATGACCTTTAAATCCTAGTATAGAATAATCTCTTTCTTTGATATCCCATATAGCAGATTTAGTCTTAATGTCATATATATTCATCTCTACGAAACTTTTAGCAAACTTATATATATTAGATTCCTATCCTTTTTTACTTCTCCCTCTGTACTTACTTTTAACGTCTCGATTGCCTATAAATTGTAAGATAGCTTCGGTTTTAGGTTTGAGTTCACTTTTTATTCTAAAGTTTTCAGCCATTTTAAAATACTCTACTATAGAGCCAACAGTATTAGCTGTAATAGTAGAAGGATCATCCAGACTTTTAACATAATTCTGTGGAACAAAATATAATTTATCTGTGCCAGTATCTACTGTTTCATCGTTTAAACCAGTATCGTCATTTCTAGTAGATACTTTATCTTTCCAATATTCTTTAAAACCTTCAAAACCTCTAGCTCTAACATATCTCCACATAGAACCTGATATTTGTGGCAATCTATATGAACTTAAATTAGTAAGATTAGTAAGTTTGCTATTTGATTCTTTAAGAGTATTCACACATTCTTTGTATAATTCATGTAAATCTTCATTTGAAGATACTTTATTAAATGCTTCTGAATTATCGTATAGTTCTAATTTAGGCAAATAGTATTCTCCCTAGTCTTCAACTTCTGGTTTGTAGTTCTTATTAACAAATGGAGAATTCTAATCTACCTCTGAAAAGTAAATAGATGGCTGTTCTTTAAGTATATATTTTTCTTTCACTGGAACAACTGTTGTAAGATAAGATTTAGGATATATATTACCTTGACTATCTCTATTACAATGTGTCATTTCAAATTCTGCTAAAGTTCCATTAGCAATGGCATCAGCTCTAAGTTTATAAAATAATTTAGATGGTATTACTTTAGCTATATCATTGAATTTTAATCCAGTAGTTTTCTTTTTACCGTTTCTTTTTCTTATCTTATATAAATCTACATCTATTTTATCTAATTCAGCCTGAGCAACTCCTGGTATTAATTTTTCAATTTCGTGTGTCTTATCATCTCTAAATTGTTTAAGTATGGCTCTTTTTCTTTCTTGTAACTATTCATATAGCTTTTTATCTGATTCATTATTTATTTCAGATCTTTCTACTTTAGAAAGATCATCGTAAAATTCCTAAGTATACTCATCTCTAGAATTATACTATAACCATCTTTGATACTGAGCTTCAGATAAATTTGCTTTTTTTTCAGCCTTGATTTTATCAAATAATGCTTTATTTGATTTTAAAACCATACCTTTAGACAACTTATCATTTAATGCAGCTAGTTCTACAGCTATTTCATATTCTTCACCTTGTTTTAATTTTCCATCTATACCATATATACTAGCTAACTATTTTTTTTCTAAATATAAATCCTTTAGTTTACTTTGATTTTCTTCTGATAACTTACTTGTGTCATAGAATCCATTAGCGTCTTTTACAGTATCTAGTAATTTGTGTATTTTGATTTGTACTAATTCTCTAGCATCAGCAGCTAAAGGTGATAGATTGTTAAATAGTTCATAGTATTCAGGAGTATATTTTCTTTCACAATGTTCTGATAACCATTTGTTTTTTCTTTTATTGTACTCTGTACGTATAGTTGGATTTACAGAGCGTAAATCATCTACATCTAACATGCCTAAATCACTTCTGAGCTACTTTAAGAATTGTTTATAGTCATTATTAAATCTACCATAGTTTCTTTTTCTAACTAGATATCCAGTAGGTAAACCATTTTCATCAAGCTCTACTAATTTTTTTTGATTAAAAGTACCAGCTTTTTTTAATAGTTCTGTTAGTTTATTATACTTTTCGTAAGTAGCTCTATTAACTTCAAATTCTGCATTTTGAGTTATATGAAATAAAGCTCTAATGGCTTCGTCATTAATTTTATCTCCAGCTCCTACCCAAGCAGTAATAGCTAATATGTCTTTACCTACTGTTTCTTGATGTTCCTATATATAATTTTCTATAGTTGGACTATTAACAGATATACCAATTCTTCTAATTTCTTCAGCAGACTACTTAGTAATCATATTATTAACATTGTTAGCTCCTACATTTAGGATAGTCTGCATTCTTTTTGCTTCCTTTAATAAATTTCTATATAGATTTTCTCCAACTATATATTTATATTCTTCTGTAGCAGATAAAGTATTAACACATTCATCTAGCATTGGACAATAAAAATTAAAGAAATCTTGTTTTAAATCCAACAGCTACTTTAGTGTCATTTTATCCTACACTCCATTTACCACATCTCTGATTTGTCTTATGGTAGATAATATATCATATTTAGTACTATATATAAAGTTAGTTATATTCTAAATTCTATCTACTGTCCTATTTTCTAATTCAGATATTTGTAATGTTAAAGCTGCTTTAAATTCATCTGTAACATTGGTGTCTTTTTTATTCAGAGTATATAATCTAGCTTTAAGACCATCGTGTATTTTTTGTATTACTCTTTCTAATTCTTTTTCAAGATTTTCTTTAGTAGCATAATCATATTTATCAAAATACTATCTGTATGCTTCTATATATTCTTGTACATCTTGTTGATACCTTTCATCTAGACTATTAGTTAAGTAATACTACAATGATTCATCTAGCTCTGATCCTTTTATTCTACTGTCAGAAGCGGAAAAAGAACCAGTATTATCAACAGATTTAATTTTAGATGTATCTAACTCTGTTAATTCTTTAGTAGAATCATATTCTGGATCAGAAACAAACACTCTATCTCCATCAAATTCTGTAATAATAGGTTCACCGTTTTCATCTATAGCGGTAGATCCTTCAAACCACGTACTAAACGTTTCTGTAAAGGTTTTAGCTCTTCCTTTTATAGCAGCAGCTCTGTCCCCATTATAATACTACAGTAAGTCTGAAAATAGCTTAGATGGCTTACCATCTTTTGTCTAATCAATAGGATTACCATTGTTTTCGTTCCAGATATGGTAGGCGCCAATTTCGCCTACCAATTCTTTTAATTCATTAAATTCTTTTAGGACATTCTTATCACTAAAATTTGGACATATAATCATAATTATTTACCTTTACAGTTTTTATAAGCTTCATCATTAAATTTCATATCTTGAACAGTATCAGTCCCAGTATTCATATCTGTAATTATATCTTGTACCTATTCATACTGAGTAATACCAGCATTTAATATAGAATCAAAGTATGGACTTTCTCCAAACACATCATCAGTTATTTCTGTAAAATTCAATACATCGTCACTTATTATAGTCTAAGTTCCATCTTTCATATCTACTTGCATATCTGATAACGTAACAGAATCATCTTGTCCTACCGTTATTGTAGAAATTTGTTCGTCTACTTCTCCATAAATAGTAGAAGACTAAGTATCTTCTGTATTATGTATTTCATTAGATGCTTCTAAATCTGAACCTACTGTTGTAACTTCTGGTTCTTCAAAGCTAACTATTTCTTGTTTTTCTACAGTATTAATTACTATAGCATCTGAAGATTCATACACTAAAGTGGTATGATTTTTATTTGTCATAGGTTCAAAAAATTTCTAGACTAATTGTTCTATTTGTCCATTGTTCCAAATAGCTTCTTTAGGTAAAGCGTTTTCTTCAAATGCAGATTGTTCCCCAGATTGTTTTTGATATTCATAGTAAACTTTTCTATCATCTTTAGTACCTAAAGCTGGTATAATTTTATATACAGATTGTTTTGTATTTTTTACTGGATCACCATTTTCATCAGTTTGATATACTGTTGCTACTTTCTGATACAATATATAACTATTGATGTCATTAGGATTAAGTTGAATCTTAATAAACGGTTGATTAGCTCTCCAACTACTAAATACTGCTGGTATTGGCTTAGATTCGGGTTTTATTTGAACTAGAGTACCATACTTATTATCATAATTACTTAACTGATATGGTTTAACTATTTTATCATTTCTATAAGCATTTCTAGCTATTTCTGTAAATAACTCTGTAAAGTTATTATTCTGCATGTTTTCAGAATTAAAACCGAAATAATCCATACCTACTAATTTATCATTATTAAGTATTTCTATAGCAGCTTTAATTGCATCTGAATAACCTTTTTGTTTCTTCCAAGCAGTAGTTATTACATCGAAGAATGAATCAGTACTTCTATTATCGAAACTAGTTAAGTAAGCATATACACCCAATCTATTAGCAAACTTTCTTATACCTTCATCTTCACAGTCTAGTAGATCTTGATATGCTGACAATAATCTGTTTTCATAAGTAGCAGTATTAGTTAAAGCGTTATCTGCTGTTACTATTCTATCATATTTCTAGTTAGTACCATCAGATGCATATTCTTGTAGATAGTTAAGTAACTCATTCTTAATATGACCATTGAACGCAATTGCTGGTAAATCATTACGTTTTCTTAAATCATTTTTAATCTAAGTTAACCTTTTAGCTATACTTTTAGGTCCTCTTAACATATTAAGGAATTTCTTATCGCTAATATTAAAGTCCTCAACTGCATTCACTACAGCTTTAGTTCTTAGTGAGGTAGTTAATATTTTTGATAATTCAGCTACAGTGTTTTTATCTGAAGAATTACCTAAAAAGAAGTCACATGCAGCATTAAATATTGTCTTATATCCTTTTGTAGCTTCTATAACTTGTCCGCTTAATAATATTCTAGGAGTATTTATACCAGCATCTAGTTTCTACTTAAGGAATGTAGAAGATAAGTAATAGTTTATAGGTTTTTCTATGTTATCAGCTCCATTTATATAGAACCTACTTTGATAATTATCTATATATCTATTTAATCTACGTTTGAAATTTAACTGTAACGGTAAGGTATTACCAAATTTCTTAGTATCAATCTATGATAATTGAACTAAATTTGATAAAACTTCTGTATCTGAAGACAAATCTTGATAAGCTCTAATAGATATGACTTGTTGATATAATCCATTGACTTCTTTTGGTTTTTTTAACGCTTCAGATGCTACTTTCTTATCAAACACATCATTATAATTGACCTCAACAGCATCATATCCTTCTATAGATGGAAGTGAATATTCACTAGCTAAACTATTATAATACTATGCATACTTTGCTTTATTAGAATCACTATCATCTAATGATACAATCGCTTCTCTCAAAGAAGTCATATATTCTTTAGCTATAGATTTAAGTTTATCTCTTTCAGTTATTCCTTTTTCTGCACCTATTATACCTTTACTTTCTAACATTTCTTTAGTAAACCTACGCAATGCAGGTTGTGCTAAGAAGTAGAAAGTATTCTCACCTTTACCACCTCTGATAAGTAAAGAGGTCATATTATAAGTAATGGAGTTTACGTTCAAAGCCATAATATATGGATCCTTTGCAACGTCCACGTGAGCATTGATCAATGCTGACAACCAGTCCATAATACGTTGATTATCTTCTCCATATACCTAATCTAATTGACCTAAATTATATCTATTAGCGTTAGAATAATTGATACATAAGTGAGTAAATTGAGTTAATGCATGATTAGTAGAGTTAAGTGCAAATGGAGCAATACCAGCTTTACCACCAGTATACTCTGTCTTTCTAGAAAGCTAGAAAGAAGGAGCTAATTCATACATAGGATTTACTTCTACAGTATTTTTTGGTTGAACTATTGGAAGAATCTGCTTTTGAAGAATCTTTGTTAATGTATCAATAGAAGCTCTAGTTTCAGCAATATTAGTAAAGTCAGTCAGTACTAATGAGTAATTATCTAGCAACTTATTAACGTAACCTTGTTCCGATTTTTCGTCAGAACTTACTCTTTTACCATCTTTATATGTATATGTAGCTAGATAAAGTTTATCAACGTCGAAGTCAGAACCAGTCATAGCTGTAAATTCTTCCGGAACTATGATTGTATCACCAATAGTAGTTGGCATAATATCAGCTACTTGGAATGAGAACATGGAAGACAAACCCTGTGTAGGAATACGATATCCTATACCATAAGGTTTAGATTCTACTTCTACACCGTCTACCATTCTACTACCTATTATACCATTATCAATTAACCATTTGCGTTTACTATAAAAACTTGCACTTTTAAGTTCTTCTGGTAATATATCTCTAAAGAAGTTTTCACTAAGTATAACTTGCATATGACCTTCTTTAGCTAAGAATTTTAATTTCTTTCCTTGATTAAAAGCTGAACCTAATTCTGCATCAGTTTTTACACTTCTACCAACAGCTTCATATGCAAATGAAGACATCTGAATAGCAGAACCACCAGGAGTATTTACATCTACTACTGCTTTATTGACAAAAGAAGTTATCTTAGTTTGAATCCAATCTCTAATACTTTGAGCTTCAATTGGTACTATAATATTTCCATTTTCATCAACTGTTAAATTGGCAATTATTTCAGCAGACATACCTGAATTTGTAGCCTATCTCTAAAGATAATTTACTATTTTGCGATTATCTACTTTGCCGTTAGTAAAGAACTCTTTTCTTATTTTATTCTAACCTATTCTGGATAGTGAGTTAATAGCATCCATAATGTTCTTCTTAATTTCAGAACCTTTTACAGCTAATCCTTTATTTTCTCCATAAGTACGAGTATCTACTACGTTAGCAAAACCAATTTTAATAGCTTGTGTACCAAATGATCTTTCAAGGTGTTCGTGTGGATCAGTATTTAACTGCAATCTGATTTGAGTTAAATCCTAAGTATATGTTGCCAATCCTTTACCAGAAATGCCGTCTATATCACTATTAGATGTTAATTCAGATAAGTTTACTTTACCATCTTTATAGAATGATAACTTCTTTCTACCACCAACTTTAATAGCTGATTCAAACGCTACCATGTCTATATAACCTTTACTAGCATCATTCATACGATCGTATAAATATTTATTATCAGCTTTAGCAAAAGTCTTAAATAGTGGGAATAAAGCCATTTTATCAAATGTGTTTACATTCATACCAAGAGTCTAATCAAAGTGATCACCAAAGTAAACCATTTTAAGAGGTTGTGTGATAGCTTTAATTGCTTTTTGATACTTCTCAGTATCACTCAACCAGCTATCATCAGACTCCATAATATTATAAGCTTCTTCGATTTCAGGACTCCATTCTCCTAAAGACTTCATCAATCTCTTATAGAACTCTGGTCTGATGTAAACAGCAGCATCTGCTTGATTAATTTCTCCGTCAGCATATGGTTTAGCGCTATTTTTAGCTTGTTGTTCAATAAACTTAATAGCATCTGGATTCTTTTTACGTAATCTACCTAATGTACTTTCTATAGCATGATCGTCCTTAACAGCATTTAATGCTTGCTAATCAGTAACACCAAACTCTTTTTGGAACATATCCTTTATTAAGGATTTTCTAAACATACTATATAATGTATCATATACTGTAGATCCTATTTCATTATCTGATAACTATAATACTTGGAATTTAGAATCACTTCTATCTTCCTAATCCTTAGTATCTCCCCATTTAGTTCTCAAGTTTGTTCCAGTAGACAATACTGAAGATAGACGTTTAATTTTATCTACATCTCGACCAGTTATCATATAATAAGCAGAATAGCTTGATTTATTTCCATCTGGATCATGTTTATCTATCCAAGCTTCTAATGTTCTCTCATCTGATATAACAGGTACAAATGAATCATCATTAGGCTTATATATCATAAGTTCTTTTTGCCATTTATATAATGCAGGATCTCCAGTAAAACATTTCTCTATTTCTATAGTAGAAATAGCACTATTAATAGCATGTGAAGCTATAATAGAGTATATCACATCTGTTCCTTTATCTCTACTATCAGTTTTAGAACTTATTTTTTCAAATTCTTCTACAAAGTTTATAGGTATATATTTATTACTTAAGTCTTCACCTATCACACCTAGTTCTATAGCTTTTGATATTTCATTATTTACATAATCTACTAACAAATCATTGATAGCTTCTTTGATTACTGTATCGTTATCTAATGCCTATTTAATCACACTCAGAATATCTTGTATAGACTGTGAATCATTAGAATATTCAGCTTTAGCTAAAATTTCATTCAGATTATAAGTATCACCATTAATAGTTATCTTATTAAAATATCTAAATCTTCCACCATTACCATCAGCGAACTTACCTTTTTTACTACCATGGTAATTACCAACTGATAGATTGGGATTGTCTATAACACTTTGTTTAGTAGCAAAATACTTCTATATAGCATTATATTCGTCTCTTAAATATCCTTTGAATATATTTAAAGTTCTATCTGAGAATCTTCTCTTTTGATCCTAAAATATAACTCTAGTTATATCTCCGTTTTCATTGTATTCGTAATCAGTGATAGCTGTAGATGGTAAGAAATCCTTGACCATTTGAATACCACTTATAGTGTGCCATGTCTTTTTATCAGACATAGTAGGACAAAATAAGTGATTATTAAATCCAAATGTCATTTTAGATAAGTAATCCTCTATAGGAGATATACCAAAGTAATCACGATTAGTGTTTTGCAGATTCTCTTCTAAGTTTAGATAAGTATTTAATTTAATTAAATCAGCATTACTGTTTATAGATTGTAATAACAAAGAATTTGCAGAGTAAGGATTTTTGCCTAATAATTCTCTTTTACCGTTCAAATTATATTTCAACCATCTTATTTGGTCTGACATATAATTATTCTCTGTAATAGGATATACTAGATTACCATCCGCTCCAGTTACACTAAATTCTTCTGGAGATGGGTGTGTTCTACCCCAAGCTATAGCCATTAGATTTATCTAAGCATCTGGTTTTCTACTAGTAAATATTCTATCAAATGTTCTAGCAGTTTCTCCACTTCTAGATTTTATACTACTTGTACCTCTAATTGCAGCTATGTTAATATTATTTAATATACTTTTAGTTAAAGAAGTACTAGCATTTGCAGATCTCCAGAAATTCTCAAATGATTGCATGTTAGGCTAACCTGTTCCATTAGTAAGTAAATAGTCTAATGCTAAATCATCCATATTAATAGATAGATTATTACACATATCTATAAAGTTAGATCTAACTTTAATATAATCATCCAAAGTTTTATCTTTCTTTTTTAATACATTATCTATTAATATTTTATGTTTCCACACAGCAGAATGAAACTTATCTTGATTTATAGTTCTAGTACCATCTTCATTAACATCAATTAAATCTGACAAGAAGAACTATTGCGACCATTTCTTTGGTAATCTACTTATCTTTCTATATACATCAGAATTCTGAATTCTCCATTTTAATTTATTAGAATATTCTTGTGTAGCATATTCTATTTGTTCATCAGATCCTCTCTGTGCAAAAGGTATCTGCTTTCTTTCTACAATTATTGCAGTTAAACTATTTTTTGCACTTTTGACTGTATTTAATATTTGAGTCTAAGTGACCTCATCAATAGGATCATCTTTTGAAGTTAACTTATTATATACAGTCATAAAGAATGGATCTACTTTACCAAGATTATAACATTTATCTACTAAGTCTAAATAACTTTCAACGTTCCATAGATTCTCTAATATCTTATTCCACACAACATTGAAATCTTCAGATCTAGTAGTCATCAACAAGTCATCTTCCTCTTCTACTAAGTATTTATTACCTGTTTCTGGATCAAATTCGTATTTAGTTTTAGGAATAGAATAAAAGAATAGTTTCGCTTTGAAAGCTACATTGGCTTTTTTACTTATTGTATAACTTTCTTTATCCCAAGTATTATCAGGGTTATCCCCAAGTTCTCTTTCTTCTCTTTCTTGTTCTTCTGATTCTTCAGTATTCTTTTTAATAATACTAAAGTTTCTTAAGTAATCATCTATTTGTTTCTTAAATACTTCTTTATTATTGATTACATCTTTGATAAGTTGTTCTTGAGATTCATCATACATTCCTAACTCTAAGTTAGTAGTTAGAATATCATCGAATATATCATTAATCTTCTTAGGTAAACTTTGTAAATCTTCAATGCTACTAATATTAAATGTATCCATTACTGTAGCATTTAAAGAATCTACTACTGCGTAGAAAGTAGTAGCATCTGCTATAGAAGCTATTTTCTTTAATTCTTTATCCTCTACTCCTGGAACGTAATAGTACAATGTACCGCCAAATCTTTTTTCAAAATCTTCTAGTACAGACTTAGATGGTTTATATTTTGAAAACTCTCCTTTACGTATTTTATTAAATAAAGTTCTTACTAAATCTCCATTCCTAGTAATACCTAATACTTTAAGCATTGCGTTAAATAATTTCTTAATTCTATATGCTATAGATGGTTTAGTTTCATTTAGCATATATTGTCTGAATTCTTCAGCAAGAGCCTCTTCTACTTCTTGTTTAGAAGCATCTTTTAAATATGGATATTGTTTTACATAATCTTGATATACTTGTTCTCTAAGCTTATCGTTTATTAATAACTAACTTACATAATGGAAACCTTCATGGAATTCTACTCCTTGCCCAGATTGTTCTGATAAGAATATTCTAGCTGCTGTATCACTACTAAGTCTATCCATACATACTTTTAAAGCACCATATACTTGTGGAGCATTAGCCATTCTAAATACTGCTTCTGAAGTAACAATATCTGATTTATCAATACCTAATTTATCCTGTAACCATTGTTTGGCTTCATTTACATTTAATTTACCTTCACCTTTTACTTGTGAAGTTAAACCCCTTTTAGCTAATTTCTGAGCAGCTTGCAGTTTACCGTTTCTACGAATTATTTGCCATTTACCAGTTTTATATTTGTATTGAGGAGAATTAGCTTTCATCCAATCTTTAATCTATTCTTCAGACCAATTCTCATCAGTAGAAACATATTCTATACCTGTAGTAGAAATAGGTTTATTATCTAATTTTACTTGTTTATTGTTAGTTTCCTCTACCTTTTTCTATGCTGATTTCTATACTGGCTATTGTTTGCTTGCACTAGCTAATTCTGTTTCAGTAACTTGTGGTACAGCTACTCCGTCTGTATATATGAAAGGAGCTCTGTATATAGTATCACCTAAATCTGTTTCAATTTTACCAGTGTTAATTAACCAAGTAAGTAAAGACACTGGTCCTTTATCAGTACCTATTCCTAAGTCTTCTCTAGTAAAAGCTAATTGCTCTAAACCTGCTATCTTAAATTGTTTAGCATTCGGATACTGTTTAAAATAAGAAGTAGCTAGTCTAACAATACTATCTGGTATAGGTTCTAATAAAGCATACTTATCTGTATTCCAATGCAGATCTTTAGCTATTTTTCTTATAGCTAATTTATGCTGAGATTCTGAAGCTCTGCTAGGATCAAATTCTACTTTTATGTGTCTACCATTAGAATTTCTTACAGCAAATTGTATATGCGTATTACCTTCTTCAGGATGATAATACAACATTTTATCCATTAGAAATGGATATTTTTCTCCAACTTCATCACCAATAATGGTTTTGGAACCATTATAAACAATAATATCAAGCACATCTTGCTCAGCTCCACCAAGTTTTACTTTACCAATTAATAACTTATATGCTAATTCAGCTAAAGAATTAACCTTACCATCTTTTCCCAATTCAACTTCATCTCCATAAATATCATAATCTAATTTATGTATAGATAATTGAATAGGAGCTATAGAACCATTAGGTGTTTGTTCTGCTTTTGGGAATATATATAATGCTCCAGATTTACCAACACCATTACCAGCTAATTCGTCATTGGACCCTAATTTGCGAATTACAAAAGTTTCAGTAACAAAGTCTTTTACAGAACCAGTACCATAACCAATTTGCAATTCCTTTACTTGTTGGTCTAACTTTCTTACGTTATTTTGTTCTAATCCAAAGTCATTAACTTCTGTAAGTTTACGTCTTACAGGAGCTCCTTCTGGAGATTTTTGGTTATTAAATTCTCCATTACTTATTCTTAATTTAGCTGGTTTAACAGACTTTATAATAGTAGTAGGTATAGTTTTATTACTACCAAGGTAAGCATTTACTATCTGTTGCCTAATTTCTATTAACTTTTCTTTCTGCTTTTGTAACTACTGGACTTGTTCAGAATTATAATTACCAGATGCTATTTCTTTATCTACATAATCTGGAGTTCTTAGAGAAGCTATCATTACTCCATCAGTATCTTCTAACACTAAGTGAATAGCTTGCATATATGGAGAAGTGTCTCCGTATCTATGGTTAGTTACTATATAATAAGCATTTACAGAATTTATCCAACCGTTCTTTAAAAGTCTTTTAGATAATTCTTTTCCTGGTAATACAGGTATTACTTCTCCTTTACTATTAGTAAAAGTAATAGGTTTACCATTCACAGTAATATTCATTGGAGATGTAGCATCTGGTTGGAAGAAAAACGTGTTAGAAACATGTTTTACTTTCTATACCTTTCTATTACTCAATGCATCAGAGTTATTAGTAACAGTTTCAGGTTTCATATTAGCGTAGCCAGTTTCTCCATATACTTCAGTAGAAGTATCTTCTAGCATTTGAGCTTCTGCTGCCAATACTTCATCAGATATAAAAGTAGTTCCATCATTTACATATATACCTCCATCAACTATAGTTATAGTAGGAGCATCCTGAGCAGGCTTGCTGTCTTCTACTTGAGTTGGAGTTGGTGGTACTGGATTACTTTTATCTTTTGTATTAGTGTTCTGTTCTTCATTTGCTTCTTGAGCATCTGTAGCTACAGCAATTTCTGGTACTTCTTCAGATGTTTGTTCACTAACACCAGATACTTCATCAGGATTCTATAAAGTTCTGTTACGTATATCTTCCTATTCTAGCTCTTGTGGAGAAGGTGTGCTATCTTCTATGTGACTAACATCGTCTACAGTTACATCAACTTTTTCTTCTCTGGCTATAATATCCTGTACTTCTTTTTCTGGCTATTGTATCTATTCTTCTATAGAACCTTCCACCAGAACATCTTCGCTACTAGGTTCTATTTCTAACTATCTACCTTTTTGATTTAGTAAAGCTTGCTCTTCTTCTCTAAGAATTTCATCTACATCTGTAGACATAGACTCTGGTATTACAGGTTCTGCTGTTTCTGTTTTAGTTTCTTGTACTACAGGCTGTTGTTGTACTCCTTCTTGTATTGGAGTTTCTGGTTTAACTTCTACTTTTTCTTGTTTCTTAGTAGTATCTTCAATAGCAGCTGCTGGATTTTCTATTACTCCCTCTTCTGGTAGTACTTCACCAGCTTCCTCTTTTTCTTTTCTAGCAACTTTTTCCTATCTAACTGATTTACTTAGATGTTCAGCAAATAACGAATTGGCTACAATTCTAGACGCACGTTCCTGATCAGCTAATTCTAGTAAATCATTATACTTCATCTGAGCTTGTTGATTATACTTAGATATAATAGATTTTCTACTAGGTTGAGGTTTACCTTCTCTTAGTGCTTTATCTGTATATTCTTGTATAATATTATCCTATTGCTCTTCAGATAAATCTTTGAACAAATATCCTTTGATATCCTAATATGATTCTGCTTTAAGTTTACCAGTAATATAAGCTGTGGCTTGATCTCTCAATCTATCTCTTACAGCTTTATTCATTACAAACGCTGTTACATAATTCTTTATCTATTCAGCATTTACTGGATCTTGAGCCTAATCTAAATTTTGTATACCATATGTACTTACTATTTGTTGAACGTTTCTTTCTATTCTTTCTTTTTCTCTTTTAATGTAGTTTCTCATATTATTTATATTTCTGAGATCTACATCTAAACCAGTATCCTCTGATAACTGTTGTAAAGTTTTAGTTCTATTAGTAAGAGCTTTATACAAATCTGTTATAGCTTGATTCTATAATTTTAGATAAGTAATATCATATACAGCATTTGAATATTCATCAAAAGTAGGTAAAGTAGATAAAAAATCTTGTTCTATTTCGTCTGCATATTCTGGAGTAGCGTTCATTTTGTATTGATAATCTTCATCAGACTATCTTTTACTTTCAACAAATGCATCATAAGATTCTCTAGCTTTTTGTAGGAATACATCATCTTTATTAGTTTTACCTTGCTCTATTATCTTTTCTAACTCTTTGGCTACATCGTTAGTTGATTGCTCTGCCTCATTCAATCTATCTTTAATATGTAGATAGTTCTTAACTATTTTTCTATGCTCAGAGCTGCCTCTCTTAATACCTAAATCTTTTAAATTTTCATCAATAGATTTATTACGATATTCAGCCCACAGATTAGTAGCTAGATTTTTGTCTTCATCTATCATTTCATCTGTTACTCCAGGCTGTTTCAATTTTTTAGCAGACTCTAAATAATCTGTAACATAATTAATATCTTTACCAGCTTGTAAAGCATCGAGGAAGACATCCATTTTGTTATCCTGTTCAGCATTACTATATCCTTTAGCAATAAGTTTTTGTACTTCTTTATCTGAAGCATACTGTCTTACTGCATTTTTCAATTGTACTGCATTACCAGCAAATGGCATTACTAAACCTATGAATCCACCAATATCCATCGCCTTCTTTAATTCATCATCTGTATTTAGATAATTATCATTTGATAAACCAAAGTAAGCAAGATTGGCTTCATACCCAAGAAGACCAGCGTTGTATGCAGCAGATATAGGATTTATTCCTTTGTCTTTTAAATAGTCGTATTCTCCTCTTTGATATCTACTACCAACTACAGATTGAACACCTTCTTCACTACGTTCAGATACAAAATTAATAGCATTAGCTTTAGCGAATTTACCAATGTTTTCTAATAAATGTTTCCTAGTAATATTTTGTCCAGGTCTAGATGCTTTGTTCAGAATATTTTCCACCCCTCTGTCAATAGCTTTACCCAAACCAATCTGGTCTACTATACTTGGTATTTCATCTAAAGGTCTTTCTATACCTCTAGCTTTTGCTAATGCTTTACTAGCCTAATTCCATAATATTTTACCTCCATAGGAAAACGGCATACTTTGTAAATAATCTGAATAACTTAAAGCGTCATTCACATCTCTAACCATTTGTAAGCCATCAAAAGCATCGTTTCTGATTTCTTCAAAATCTTTTTGATCTGTAGTTAGACCTTGAGCTAAACCAGCTTGTAGTTTTTCATTTTTGTCCATCTAATCTACAGGATAACCTAACTCACCTAATCTAGGTTCCCAAGATTCTAATACTCTATTTACATCTGTCTTATTATCGTTAGCACTTTGCAATACTCTTTGCTGATAGTTGTCAAACACTTCACTAGCTGTTTCAGATTGCCTGTAATATTTAGCTAACCAAAGATTAAAAGCTGATTCTCCTAAAGCAATTGCTGTAGCTGCTTGACCAATACCTGGAACAGCAGTTATAGCACCTCTAACAGCTAGACTTCTAGCTGCTTTATTAGCCAATATTGAAGTTCCTGTTTGTAAGAACATCATTTCTATTTCAGACAAAGAACTACCAATATGACCTAGATTATAAAACCAAGATTTAGGATCAGTAATAGATAACTCAGATTCATTTACTCTCTACTCAAATTCTTTAGTAAGAGCAGTAGGATCGTACAACCAATTACCTTTCTTTAAAGTATTCTATCTTTTTACTATCTTAGCTGTTTTATCTTCGTATTCATCATTAGCATCAGATAACACTTTCTAAATAGCGTCTAATCTTTCTTTATCAGACATTTGTTGCTATTTATTGTTCCATAAGAAATCTTGTTCTTCCTAGTTTAATGCGTTATCTTCTAACGCTGTAGCTATATTATCTAGAGGATTTACATTGAATATATTATTATTTTTAAAGTCATTTAGCAAAGCTTTAAAGTTTATAGCTATACTACCATTTACATTCGTAGGATCTGTATCGTAGAATAAATCTCTTAAGTACGGATTAGATTTAGCATACTCTTTTATGTTAGGTTCTAACTAATTTACAGTTTGTACTGCTATTTTCTATTCATCTGTAAGTATATTATTAGAGATATTATCTACAATAGACTTAGCTTCTAAATAGTTTTGAGCTTCCTATATCTGTGGTATCCATTTAGATTCTGTTTCCATTAAATTGTCTTGTAATTTAGACAATCCAACACTAAGTCTTTCTTTTTGTATATACTGATATAATGGATTAGCATTATCTAACACATTAGTTATTAACTTTCCAGTATTCCATACGATATCTTCAGCTAAAGATCTTTCATTATCTTTAGCCTCTTCTACTACTGGCACTTCTTGTTCTGTAGTAAATTCATTTATTCCATATGACTATGGTAGTTGCGATATATCAAACCCTTCGCTGTACGGAGTCATAGCTTCCCTCACTAGCTATTGTCCTAGTGAGGGGGAATTCAAATTAAATTTATTTTTCTTAGCCATTTTTTATGCGATTTTATTTTTCTTCTTCTCCGGCAGAATAACCAATGCCGTAAGCTTCCTGTTGTGTACTTGGATATAATTCAGATCTAAATGCATCTGTCATAGATAGCTTCCATGCTTGTTGATCTAAGTATTCAGTATTTAATTTATCTTGTGGATCTGGAAGTTTATTTAGTAATTCTATCTACCAATATACATCTTCTGTAGGAACGTTGTAAGATACCTTTCCTTCATAGTTATATTTACTGCTATACTCTCCTTCTTCTAAGTATCTTTGAAATGGTAGTTTACGTTTATCTCCTTCTTTTATTTCTGTAGATAGAGACACCTTACCAGAGCGATCGTATATTCTTTTAGCTCCAGATATAACCATATCTGCGTCTGTTATACCTAACGCATCTAATTGACTTTGGGGTATAGCTACTGTAATTACCTAACTAGAATTAGGCTGTACTTGTCCATTTTTATTTACAGGTAAAGTAAGAATATTACCTCCCTATTGAAGAATAACGTTCGTTAGTTTACCATTTTTAAGAGCATCTCTAAACTTATTCTTTCCAGATTCTACGTGTTTATAACCAGCTATTTCAGATATAACATCTGTAGCTAAATCTAATTGTCTAGGATTAGCTATTACTCTATATTTACCTAATGGAGTAGTAACCGTTTCAGATGTAACACCTGGTATAGTAGTTTGTAACAAATCATTTACAGAAGCGATAGGAGATGGAGCTGCAAATCTATTCAAAATATCATTAGTAGCGTTTGATAAATCTATATTAGTTAATTTACCATCTGTAGCATATTCTTTAAATATTTCATTAAACAGTTTATTTGGTGTGTAACTATTAGATTCATTATATATTTTTCGTAATTGTTCCTTAAATATATTTGCAGATAGAGTATCATTTGATTCGACAGCTTTATTATATTGATCAGTTAAAGAATTTATCTGATCTCTATATTTATTAGCTATGTAAGCTTGAGTTCCTAATTTAAATGCATCTCCACCAGTAGTTGCAATAGATTCTGTCAATCTAAAGGGTTTTTGAGCAGTTTGTTGTCCTGTTCTAGCTCTCTTCAATCTATCTTCTTCGTATATCTTAGATAAAGGATTAAGTTCTCTATCTTCATATGCAAATTCTCTACCAGCTCTATATATACGATTAGCAAATAAAGCGTTTGCTTGTTCTGGAGTATATCCTTGCTGTATTAATACTTGTATATGTTTCTGTGCTTCGGGAGTATTATATATAGCAGAAATATTATTAGCTATTTCTTTATCTGTTCTTTCAGATGAAACTCCTCTCCAATCATAAGCGCCTTCTTGTCTAATAAATCCAGGTTTCAAATTATCAACATAAGGTTTTACTAAATCTACTTCTGATTTATAAGCTAATGGAGCAACATCATTAAATACTCCTCTATCTAAAGTATTATAATTAGTAAAATCAACTTCATGCCATAAAGGATTATACTTACCAGATAGCATAAGTTGTTGATTTACTTTCTATCTCTAAAGCAATCCTTCTCTACTCTGTTGTAACTAACTTAGCTCATTATAAGGTCTAGTATTAATAAACGACTGTATTAAGGATCTGCCTTCTGCCGTTTTAATCAAATCTGGATTAGCTGCTAATTTGTTTACTATATCTTGCCCAGCTCCAACTGTTAAATCGTACCATCTCTTAGTATCTACAGCTGATGGTGATCTAAACTCTGACCACTTAGTAAACTGATTACCTAAATCCTAATAAGCTTTATCTACTCTTTCATTATTTGCTTTACCTATAGCATATAACTATTCAAAGGGTATTGGTGTATACTAACTAATATACTCACTTTCTATTGGTTTATCAAATCTATTCGTTGCCATTATCTTTTCAAATTATTATATAATTTAGTTAATTGATCTGATGTCATACCGTATTCCAAATAAGGTAACATAGCTTCTAGTACAGCAGAGTCTCTTTTAGTTAAACGTTTATCTTTACTTATCTACTATATTCTTGTAGATAAATCACCAAATCCTTTTCTACGAATATTTCTAGTAGCTGCATCATTTTGAGCTTGTTCTACAGAAGCTAAGTGTCTAGCATTAGCATACTGTTGTCCCCATTGGTTAGCTATTTGAGCATTATTAAATGCCATTTGATTTTCAGCATTGTTCTTAGTAGCATAAGCATTAGCGATAGCTTTGTTCCTATTAACTGCTGACTGTAAACCAAATGCCATATTAGCTCCAGTGTTAGGATTAATATTAGTCATATTATACCTAGCAATTCTATCACTTAATGTAGCTTCTCTAAGTATAGGATCTATATTATAATCAGTAGGACCATATACTGGATCATAAGTATATGTTTCTACTCTTTCAGGACTACCTGAGAATATGTTACCAATAGGTCCAGCTAATGCAGCTATGTTATCTATTAGATCTAACCAGTTATTATCACTTGGAGTTTTCGGTTTTTTACTATTTGTACCATATGTATTACCTACTGGAAGCTGCCCAGGATTACCAGTATAGTTAAAGTATTTACTACTTCTAGCATTAGCAGTATCTACATTACCAATAGGAGCATTAATATTATAAGGGATACCTAATCTACTTGCTACTTCAGATGATGGTATAGGTCTAGGTCCACTACTCCGATTAGATCTACTATCTACATATGCTTGACCAATCTTATGCCAGTCACCATACTTTCTATCTGTCATTAAAGATCTAGCTTGTTCTACTGTAGGTATAACTCCTTTATTCTTACCTAAGTAAGTAGACATGTCTCCGTATTTACCACCATAGATATCTTTTACATCTTGATCTGTAATACTATTAACCCAGTTTAAGTAATCTTGTGTATAATTATTTTTATCTGGATCCCAGTATTTAAAGTCAGTCATATTTTGATTATATCCATATGGTTTAATACCTCTAGTACCATCTGCATAAGCAGTTGCATTCTTCTTTATTTTTTTACTTTTCAAAGCTTCTTGCTAATCTAATAATGCCTGATAAGCTATCTAATTATTTCTATCATTTAGCATCTAACTATTTTCGGCATATATATTATTAGCTTTCTTGTTGCTTTTCTTCATTAATTTCTTTCCCATTTCTGCAAATGTTTTATTTGTTCCTGGAACTTTAATCTTATCACTTAATACTTGAGTTCCAACAGGTACATTTAATAAATTAGAATCTGTAGGTTTACCTTCTTCTGGTATAGAACCTATAGTTCCATCTGGTGTTCTCAGCATTTCACCATCATCTAAGTAAGCCATAGTAGATGGTACTACACCACCTTTAGATAAACTTAATTCATTGTATCCATTTTCCTAATAGTAATCAGCTGCTACTTGCTCAGACATTTGTCTAGCTTGAATACCATTTTTAATTCTACCAGCTTTATTACGTATATAACTTTTACTATGACCAAATAGACCAGCTATTCCTGATGGTAATTCATACTCACCAGTCTGTTCATTAACAGATCCACCAGAACCTATACTTGAAGTAATACCACCAATAGCTCCGCCTATTACTGCTCCCCAAGGTCCACCAATAGAAGCGCCCATTGCAGCTCCAGATCCTATGCCACCTATTACACCAGCTGCTGTAGGTTTCTATCCACTAGTAGCGTTACCTATTATACTACCTATAGCTCCAACTCCTTGTGTAACTACATTTGCTTTATCTACTCCACTCATGTTTCCCCAATTTGAAATAGCATCAGCACCGAAAGCATATTGAGGAACTCTTTTTAATTTCTTAGTTTTCATATTATAACATTGAATATCTATAAGTTGTTTTAACATAAGGAAGCTTAAATTCTCTGTTATCATTACAATCTAATGTATAATTACAGATTAAGTATTTTCCTCTCATCCTTCCAGCATAAGACATATTAGTCTATTGCTGCTAACCTGGATTATTTTGTTTCTCTCTACTTATTGGGAATCTAAATGTATCTTCTCTCTATTCTATCTATTTCCAATCAATAGGTTCTGTTTCCTAATTCTTAGTATTAAAGTGTATATCAGATATTAACGTAGGCTTAGTTTCATCTCCAATGTCTACAAATTCAGCAGAGAACCATTGATTATCAAATACTTTAGTATGTGCAATATCTTTGTTAACGACAAATCTTACATAAGATATTTTCTCTTCTTTAGTAGTACTATTAACATCATACATATTATGTAAGTAATAACAATTATTGTTTTTAATAGTAACTAATCTAGTAGAGAATGGGAAGAACCAGTTTGGATTATGAGTATAAAAAGAAGTAAATACATTTAGTTGTTCATTAAATATTAAACATCTGTCATATATTCTAAACCATACTTCATTATATTTCTTATCATAGAATGATACTGGATTCTTTCTAGCATTATCTGGTAATCTATTTAAATACGTCTATACTTGTTTTACTTTAGATAACTCATTAAAGTCATTGCTAAGTGAGCATATAACATTTTTATCTAAATCATACCAATACAAAGTAGTTTCAGAATTAGTAATACTCTTATCATTAATAATACTATCCCCATTTAAAGTAACTAGGTAATCGTATCTGGTAAGAATACCACCAGTACCTAATGTTAAAGCTCCAGCATTATTATCAGTAATCAAGGACCTATCATTAACAGATGCTATACCTACAGCACTATCCTAGAAGAAATACAATTTGTTTTTAAATACTTTAAGATTAGTAACTGGTCCATATGTACTATCTGTATCTAAATAATTAGCAAATTTAAATTTAGTCCAACTATCTGTTTGTTCATTATTTGTTTTTAACTCTGAACAAGTAATTCTATTCATGCTTTTAACATCATCCTCAGCATATATAGATTTCTGTATATAATTCTTACTAGTACTAGTATTAGAGTAAGCAGCATTATATACGTACATTGGAGTTTTCTAAGTATATAGAGTGTTCATCTATCCTGGATCTGTAAGGAAGTAAACATTAGCTTCACCAGTTTGACCATTTCCAGATGATTCTACTATATCTTGAGAGTAATGTTCATCATTTCTATAGTACAGGTTTATACTAGATTCTAGTGGAATGTAAGCTCCAACATATCTCTTAAAACCATTTCTATCATCAGGGTCATTTCTAGTAAATAGCATAGTATGAGTATAGTCCAATACTCCTAAATATGTATCACCACCGAAACACATTGCTTTATCGTATCCTTCCCAAGATGTTTTAACATAAGTATTAGTACTGTTATATATAGAATAGCTTCTACTCATAAAAGTGTTACCACCATACTGTGTAGTGTTTTTCTTTATGTTAACAAACAATACAGCATTGTGTCTATATTTCCTTAATAAAGGAGTGGTACGAATTCCTGTATAATTACCAGAGTATACATCTGGAGCACTAATAGCTAAACATACTCCATGAGGACCAAGTGCTTCTCTAGAGCCAATACTATAGTTTATAAAACCAAATCTATCTATGTAATCTACTATTTGTTTAGCATCAAATGCTTCTTGATATGGAGATATGTTAGTTGGCTTAGTTACATCTTTTATAGGGAAAGATTGACGCAAATTAGAATTATCTTTGTGAGCATAATTCTTACCAAAGAATTGATAGTATTTACATATACCACCACTTACCATATCACCATCTTGTTCATAACCATCGAATACTCCCTAAGAAGCACTAGGTTTATTACCAGTATGTTCAGAATATTCTACAGGTCCACCAAATGGATTTTGTACATTATTAGTACTTTTTCCTAGTACTTTAGTAAACGGTATACCTAATCTATAATGCCTATTGTTAGCATCATTACAGTATGTAGCAGAGTGTGCACAATATAATGGCACAATACTCATACCACTAGTAACAATCTGATCTGATTTCTCTTTATTAAAACATATATCAGCTGTCACTAAATCAAATATACCATATGTATCAAAAGGATTCTAATCCTAAGCATCTTGTTGTACAAATAGATTCTTACTTGAATTATAGAACCCTTGTACAAATTCTGGAGCTACGCCTTCTTTAAAAGTAGGCATAATAGTAGGTCTTCTATCTATGCTACCTAAAGAGTATTCTGCTCTATAATCTTCAGTATTATTATACCACCCGTTGAATCTAATAGTTTTATTTAGTAACCCCTAAGTAACTATTGTTCTATCTGCTAATGTTCTATCACATCTTACTATTTCATAGGCTACTACATCAGTAGGAAGATTATTCACATAGAACATTATACCAAGTGGATGAGATACTAATTCGTAATTACCAGATCCATCTACAGTTCCGCCAAAAGTAAAAGGTTCATAACCTTCAACATCAGCAGAAGGGAATCTAATATCTCCAATCCAATGTACAGGAGAAGGTATATTCTTATTGTTATATAATATTATACCATATCTATATACTTCATCTCTTTGATGACTTAAGAAATTAGATACATAGTAAGGATCGCAATAGTTTCTTATTCTAGATTTACCATCACTATTAAATGTATGTACTAATTCTTTTGTTTCAGGACATACTAACTTAATAGTATTATAAGATTTTTTAGATGATGATAAGCTCATACTATATGGTACAAATTTATCACCTTCATCGTCAACTACTGGAGTATTGTCAGACTCTATTAAATCTGTTATAATAAATCTATAACTAATATTTAGACCTCTGCCACCTCTAATAATTCCATTATCATCATATCCAAATGCATATTCATCTGTTGAATTATTAGGATATACCATTGAACTATTCATTGGGTTTATACAATCGTGTTCTTCTGGTATAACTAAATCTGTTTCTGGACTAGTTAGTTCTTGAAAAGTAGTAGTAATATCTTGATTACTTATACTAGAGTTTAATTTAATAATACCATTACTATTACATCTATATGCTCTAGCATCATAATCTACATTCCAAGTTAATTCCTGCACATTAGAAGCAAACAACCTATTGTCCATTTTTGCTATACTTTTAGCATTAAATTCAAATGGGACAAGATCGTTAAATTCTTCTATACTTAATTCGTTAACATAACTACTACCAACATCATTGTAATTAAATGTTATTACATTATCCTCAGATTTAGGTAAGTCCAATTCATTAATTACATATATCTTAGGAATTTGAGTATTGCTAGTATATTGAATACTAATAATTCTTATCTTTTCAAATCTACCATCATTGAACAAAGTAGCTTGTAACATGCAACCTTTATCTGTACTCTCACCTTGTCTATCACCTTTAAATGTTTTAGATGAATTTGAATTGCTAGATGATATAGGTATCATAGAACTTAATGAAGAAGTAGATGTTTCTCCACCATGTACACTGAATAACTGATAACAATATTGTATCATACCAGCTGGTAAATTACCAGATGTCAATTCAATAAACTTAAACGGTGCAATAGTAGAACTAGGTAATAGATCAAAGTAAGTATCATCTTCTATGTGATTAGTTTTATCTGTCTTATATTGAGCAGATATATTAATGCATTTAATAGAAGAAGTGCCATCAGATATATATATCTTGCTTACTTTATCTGACTCATAATTAGTAACTATAGCTACTTTGTTAACTAAGTTCATAACAGCAGATACTACTAAAGTCCAAGTAGGTTTAATACTGTTGAAATCAGTTATAGCCCATACATTATTAATATAAGTTCCTTCATACAATTCCATAGTAACTACTATACCACATTCTTCTACTATCTTCTTAGTAGAATTGTACCACCTAGTTACTGCTGTACCAAGTATATTTTCAGATGCTTCAATACCACCTTCGTACTATCTTACATCTTCTATATTCTATAGAATACCTGTAGTACCAGCATTATCTGTGAGTAGTCGAATATTCTCAGCCCATCTATACTAGTTATCAGCTAGCATAGTAATATCACTGTCCAAATTGAGACCTCCTTGAAAAGTGTTTATCTAACTATTAATTTCCATTTGCACATTCTTTTAAATAGTCTTCATAGAATTTCCATTTATATCCATAGGCTGTTCTATTGAAACTGTTTTTATTATCTTTACAGCACCTGTGTATAGTAGCCAAATCCGCATTTAATAATTTAGCAGCTTCATAAATTTTATCAAATACTCTGATAAAATTTCCAGCTTTATCAAACTAAACAATTTTATGTCCTATTCTTCCACCAACTGGACAATATTTTTTATAGCATTCTATTTTAGAAAAAGGACATTCGTCAGAAAATCTCCACATACTTTTTCGTACAGCGGTTTTTTTCTTCATTAAGCAACATTGATATATATTATCAGGTTGTATATTTACATCTTTAGCTGCACTTTTTATATTAGTGTATTCTTTAATAAAGTTACCATCTAAATCAAAACGCTTGACTTTCCTACCATCCACTCTAACACAATTATAAGTACCTAATTCTCTTATATATTTACATTCTAAAAAAGATATAGTAGATTTATTATCTTCACACGTTTCTAATATTTCTATCTCAAACTTATCTATACCATATTTTCTAACAGCACTTAAAAGATTTTTATTAGCTCTACTATTATTATTTCTAGTAACACTTATCAAGTGTGCTGTAACTCTACTTCTAATGTCTGTACTAGACCCAACATATCTGTCATTAGTAAGCTTATTATGTATGCTATAAATACCACATGTGTATCTAGGTATGTTCTTTATAGCTTTATGATTAAAATCTAATGTAGTCATATTTATTCTAATTATATATATGTTCAGGATCAGATATTGTAGACATAAAAGTATGATCTGAATTTAACTCAGGTATTAAACGATTCCATGTTTTTTCAATCCCACTTAATTCATCTTGATTAGGCATCAAAGATTCAGCATATGCTTGCTTTCTATAGAAGTTATAAGAGTTCTTAGCATCTATCCACAACTATCTGTGTACTTCTCCTTTTATATATTTAATATAAAGTATTTTCTATGCACAGTACCAGAAGCAAGCTTCAAAGTAAGACTATACATCTGGCATCATTGGCATACCATCTTCATCAGTATAGATAGCGTGGTATGAGATTTTTGCATATCCTTCTGGAACGTTTGAGATGAGATATCCTGGTTTAACATCATATTGTGGCGTATAACTGAAATTAGTACCATTAAAACTAGTGTGCTGTAATCTACCATTTTTGCTACAAACTGTATAATTATTAATTAATGCACTAAGCGTCTATCTAGTATTAGTATCTTTATTAAGTATTTCTAATGCGTCTTTATCTTTAGTAATATTGTGAAGGTTCTTTACTAATGGTATTAATACATCATCGTGTATAATCATATTACAACAATCACAGTTATCTTTCTTATCATATACACTGAATGTGCCTGTACTCTTCTTCATAGGTATCCAGCCACCACAATCGCATGTAGAGTAAGCTACACTATTCAATCTTTCTAAGTCACATGGTAACTTAGCCTAATAACCATTGATAGGTATTACTTCTACTTTATGATCTAGTTGATTAACAGAACCTATATTCATTAAACTTTCACCTATCCATTGTTTGATGTCAGTAATAGGTATTTCGGTTTCATTTAAACCTAAGTCCGCAATTACTTTAGCAATCACGGCTTTACTACTTGTCATTTTATATATCATGGCTGCTATTCGTAATCGTGAATATTCTATTTAATTATTTGTGCTAAATGCCTTTTATTTGCTCTAGTAAGTACAATCTAATACTTACTTTTGTTAGACACTAGCATGTCCTATTTATTCCAGTAAAGTCTATACTTGTAGAATCCTGAGTGTTCATTAAGTAAATAAGTAAGTTTACCTAACTCTTTAGTAGCTTTATAATCTATTCTAAGACTTCTACCATCTAAATGTTTAGGCTGTTTCTTTACTATTTGAATACTACCCATTCTATAAGGTAATTTAACTTCTTTACTTTCTTCTAATAACTAATCTCTTAAGTGATAAAAGTAGTCTGTTACTATCTTTCTATAAGTAGTATAATCTATATCGTATACTGTATCTGGTTCTATACTACTTAAGTAATGGTTATAGAATGAAGGTATAGTATAAGATACCGTTTTATTAGCTGATTTATTTAATTCATTCATCGTCTTATACTTCTATTAACATTCTAATTCATCACATTCTAAGTGTCATCTTTACTATCATTAGTAGTATCAGATACTTGCTATCTCATAGTTAAGAAATCTTTAGTAAAGATCAATTGCTTAACTGTACCCCACATGTAAGCTGGCAAAGGATACTCATCCTTATCGGGATTATAGCATAATTTATCTTCTGTTGGATCTTCAGCAATTATTTCTACATCAATATATTCTAGTTGATTAGCATCACCTTCTACATATATCCTATTGCCTTTAACATATGCAATATAATCTTTACAGGTATACTTTCTATATTTCTAGAATTTCATTTTAGTTTCAGAACCTAATTGAATAATGTTACCATAGGCATCTTTTACTGTTATTACTGAAGTAGTAAGTTTAGTACCAAGTAAAGTAGGTAATTCTTTATCTCCTTGGTATTCTGCATGACCTGGATCTTCTTCTATTTTATCCAAATGCATGCGTATCGTTTGATAAAAAATCTAATCAAGCTGTTCACCTTTATCTAATTTCTATTTTAGTAAATAAGCTCGATACGTTTTTATCCACAATTCGATTTGGTGACGACTTAACTTTTCACTCTCACCTATATTATTATTTCTGGCTTCGAGTAAAATGTCGTCGATAAGCATGTTAAGTGTCATATTAAATACGTATTTAAATTATAATTATAATAGTATTTAAACGCATTTTAAGGCTACCTGTGCTATTTTAATATATTTAGGTTACATTAGTGAAGTATAACTAATAGCTGTTTCTATAAGTACATATAATAAAAAAGGTAGACTTTTTAGTCTACCTTAAATATCTTTTATTTCATCTATGGAGCTGGTACATTAGGCATAGGTGGCATTGGTGGTTTTGGGAATCCTCCCATAAACATCTTCTTGGCATCTTCTATCATCTTCCTAATATCAGCTACATCATTCTTTAAATCATTTATTTCTTTACTATTATCAACAGTATTAGTTACTGTAGGAATTTCTACTTGCGCTTCTAGTTGATCTAGAATATCTTTACACTTCTCCATTTCTTCATCGTACTTACTTGCTGCTTCTTTTTTAGCTTTGAACTCGTTGTAGTTCTATCTAACCATATTAGCTATTTCTTCTTTGTTGGTAGCAACAGTAAGTCCTATAGAAGTATCATTAATTATTGAACGTTCAGCAGGTACTGATAGTTTCTTAGATTCTCCATTACAACTAATAAATACATCGACTAATTTACGTCTGTTCTATCCTGGTATTGGAAACTAACCTTGAGGCAAAGCTTCATCGTAAGGATTTGAAACCTAGGTAATAGAACCAAGACTATAAACAGTAGTCTTTTTAAAAGTTCCTAGAACTTCTAATACGTGCACGTGATCTCCTATTTTTAATTGACTAAATAACATAATTGAATTGGTTTTAGTAGGGCTACCTTTTATAGTAGCCCTAAGTTTTTATTAAGCAGCTGGCGCTACAATATGATTTACAGTCTGAAATACTCCAGTACGTTTATCATAGTATATTAGATATTTATTACCCGTTGAAATTTCTTCTGTTGGCATCTAATCACCAGAACCGTTTAGTAATGCTTTACCACTATTAGTATTTACACTAGTCGGATTAGATGATACCTAACTAGAACTAACAGAAGTAGCTACAGATACTAATGATCCTTCTGTTGCACCAGTAGCGGTATGGTTAATATTTAACAATATTAAACCTCTGCATGGTAATTGTCTCCATTGAAATGGACATATTCCATAAGTAACAGTATTGTTAGTAGTATCTACATTAGAGAATATAGTATCTAATGTTGGTATACCACCTTGATCAATACGTCTTACACGATAAGGGTTAAAGAAAGGATTAAACATAATTACCTCCTTTCTTATTAGCAACTACAACCGCAACCGTCGTTATATCCGTATCCGTAACCAGTGAATCCACCGTTACATCCGAATGGGTTACAAGTTAAGTAAGCAGGTACTGGACAAGGACGCAACTGATTAACTAAGTTTTGAGTCTATTGCTGAGTAAGAGCGGATAATTGGTATCCTTGTTTTTCATCTCGCAATGTGTCAATCTTATTCTGCATTTCACGCATTTCCAGCTGACAGAATTTATCATTGATCATCTGAGTCTGTGCATCTATCTTAGCACCAATTACATTAAATTTGTTAGCATTATCTGTTAGTAAGTTATTGAATCCACTAGTAATTGCATTCTACAAAGTATTAGTTTGCTGACAGATAGACAGTCTATTGTCTGCATTCATTTGAGTCAAGTTCAAATTAACAAAGTTCATTTTGATAAATCTATTATTCTAGTATTTTCTACATTGATTAACTTGTTACTGTTATCAATTTGGTACTTATAAATAGTTCGTTTTTTAAAATCAAAGTGAAGGAGTCGCTAGAACCAATTCTTATAATTACGCCTATATTCTTTTTTAGTATGAATAAATAGTGATTGTGTATTGCGAATGTCGATACTATGTGTTAGGAGCGTATCTCTTTTATTTATTATGATTGATGTCAAATTGTTTGGTTTGATTTCTACTTTAAAGTCAGTTGATCTAACTACTATTGTAGTATCGTGTACTACTTTCTACTCCTATATCTGTATCTATTTCAACTCCTTCTCTTTGATTTTCAATTTCTTTACTGTAGCCTGTACTTCTTGTATCAAGCTATCTTTGGTTTCTTTAAATTCATCTAGAGTAAGCTATAGAACTCTATTATCATTCTTCTACTATGTTGCTAGCTATTCATAGTAAAGATAGTTATTAGTTACTCTATCTAGTTCTCTATTCTTCTTATCTAGCTAGTTATTCTAATAAAAACAAATGGCAGCGAGAATCATAATGATAATCACTGCCATTGCTTTGTAATTTCTTTTAAACCAACCGATAATGTTACTTGTTAATCTTTTTGCTAGACTTATCAGTATTGGTATCATTTGTAATAGTATTTTGTTCTTCTAAGATGTCTGTTATATCTACATCTAAATATTTTTCTGCTTTCGACTTTATAATCTTTGTGAAGAGTCTTGTGACTAATGAATTAGGTTTTAATGCTTTCCTAGATTCTAATAATGATATTATTTCTGCAAAACATACTGCTCCTGCTGCAACTTTAGCTAACACCAGATCAGCATATGTCATAAATATAAACTTATCTAATAAAGTAAATCCAGCTATCATTATAGCTGCAAATCCTAGTTTCTCAATAGTAGACCAAAACTTACCAGATTCAAAATAACTGTTGTTGGTTACTTGTCTACATACTTTATATCCATAGATTAAGTCTAATATTATGAATAGAAATGACACACCTATTAATGGTGCAGCTGGTGCTAGTATAGTTGCCATACCTGTTAACCAACCTACTATAGATTGATATCCATTAGCAAATATACGTCTTGCAAGATTCATTATATATAAACTTCTACTCAACACAACTTAAAATAATTTTATCTGAAATAAAAACGCTAGTCAATATTTATTACTGCTAGCATATGTTAAAGTCTCTGCAATTATATAACTATAACGTACTCATTATTCGTATGTTCTATTTCCCTTACGTATATCCAGGTAATCTAATAGCTCTTTATGTTTAATAGTTTTAGTAAGTAAAGAATAACAGTTAGCGTGTTTAAACCATCCTATGTAGCTAGCCATTTTTCTTCTATAATATTTGTAGTTAGTACTTCTTTTATTCAGTTTAGCATTCTTCTTACAGTATCTTTTCTTTAATGCTTTTCTAACTAAAGTAAAGTTATGATATATTTTATATCCAACAAAATCTATACTTCTACTTTCTACTGGGAATACCTAATAGTTATTCTTTAACTATAGTTTCAAGTTATCTTTTAAATACTACTTTATATCTCTAAGTAATATCTGCAAAGACTCTTTATCTTTATAAAGTATTACTATATCATCTGCATATCTATAATAATACTTTATGTTTTTATCTTCTTTAACCCAGTGATCAAAGTAAGATAGATACAGATTAGCAAAGAACTAAGATAAGTAATTACCAATAGGTACTCCTTCTGAAGAATCTATTATTTCATCTAGTAACTATAATAGTTCTCTATCTGCAACTTTTATTCTAATTATTTGTTTTAATATATCATGATCTACTGAAGGATAAAACTTTCTAATATCTATCTTAAGACAGTATTTAGTATTCTCTCTATCTTTCAGATCGTGCTATATCTACTTAAGTACTTTGTGAATTCCTCTTTTCTTAATACAGCTATAAGTCTAAGGTATCATCTAATTGATCCACAAAGGTTCCATTATGTTCATAATAGCGTGATGTACTATACGATCTGGAAAGTAAGGTAGTTTAAATATTATTCTTTCTTTAGGTTCATATAACTTAAAAGTAAAATATTCAGAAGTTTTATAAGTATGATTGATTAACATATCTTGTATCTACTTACAAAATCCTTCTATATCTTCATCTACTTTTTTTACATCATCTCTGTGAGTTTTATTCTTTCTAGTATTGTGGTGAGCTAGTTTTATATTTTCTAAATCTGTTATCTTCTAATATAAATTCTTAAATTTCTTCATAGTCTGAAATTACAAAGAGCTTTCGATATTTCACTACTAACCCTTAATAAATTATTTATATTTTTTACCAAGTGGTAAGGTCCTTCTCAGTAGTTGGCTATTATATGATAGACTGAAAATATTATGATACGCAATTTCATTGAACTGATATTAGCATTGGAATTACTAACCTCATTATTGGAATTAAGATTGAATAGACCTGCTTTGCTGCTATTGTCAGAGTTACTACTTTTTTACTTAAAACTAATAATGCATACTCGTTCTAATTCTAGAGAAGCAACCTGTGGGTATTACTTAACTATACCGTATTGCATAATTAAGTCATTACTCCGCCCACGGGAGATATGTTAATCGAGAACCGATATCAGCACCGGAATGACCAACCCCATCAGTGGAAGCAAGATAGAAGAGACCCGCCCGGCCGCCAGAGTCAGAGTGACCACCGATTAACAAACAATGTTCTGAAGCATCAGTATTATCCCAGTTATAGTCACACCAATATGTAGTTTCTGAACCACTAGTACAAGCTTCAGCGAAGAAATCACAAGTAGGAGTAGCTCTAATTTCGGTTTTATAACCAGTTACAACTGCTGCTGATGTTAAAGGTTTATAACTATTATTTTTGTTAGTGGCAAATTGATCAGGTTTTATAGACTTATAATAAGTTCTCCAGCCGCCTTCGTATATACTAATTATATCATCCGTGTGTTTCCATATATGACCAAATGGATTTTCAATTCCTCTATATCTATTACATTTACGTGTAATAGTAGAAGTATTAGAACCAGATGAATCAGTCTATTGTATAGTTACTGTAACTTCACCAGAACCACTACCTAAACTATCAGAACTTCCAGTTGGAATAAACGACCAAGTTTGAGCTCCATTGATAGTTGCTATTCCTGTAGTACAACCTGAACCTAATCCACCTTGTCTAAATCCCTCAGGAGTTAGCTAAGTGTTAACAGCTTTTTGTGAATTCCTAGTAGCGTATTCTACTAAGAACAAATGACATATAGCTCTATGCTCTTCATATGTATAAAGATTCCATTTAGCTTCTCCGTCAAATCCATTAGCTCTAGCCCAAGTTCTACCATCAGTTCTATTGAAGTTAACAGTAGGTAGTTGACCTTTTACACTAATTAATCTATCGTCATTTTTATACACTTCATATGCGCTAACATATGCTTCTTTATGATGATACCATCCAGGTTTAGCGTGAGGACATAATTTCAAATTATGTGTTTTTGTACTTGGAACGTAATCATCAGTATACCAAAATTCTGGTATTTTAATCATTGTATTACTTGCATTAGAAACTTGCCCACTACTAATGTTAGTATTATGATTATAATAACTATTAACAAAGTCTTCCTGTAATGGAACATATTGCTCTTTATACCAAGATAGTGTCTAAAAAGAAAAAGGTTTCATCATACTCTATATAGGCAGTGTTCTATGCATATCCATATTACCAATACGAGTACAATCTGGATTAGAAGATGTTTCTGACCAAGATACACCGTACCAGTCTGGAGCATCTAATGTTTTAATGTTACCTAATACAAAATTACTTGGTCTCTATGTAGTAGCTGGGCTACTTAATATGTCATCAGCATTAGTAGAAGCATATTTACATACTATATTAGTGTTTGCCCCCCACTAATTACTAGTTCTAATCCATATTTCTACTTTATCAGAAGTAATAACATATCCAGCTATAAATGTAGTAATAGAAATAGTATCTATACTATTCAAAATACGCAATTCTACATTTTCCGTAACTCTAGTAGAAGCAGTCAATGTTGCACAATAAGCATATTTTTCACCAACATCAGTTCCACCAACTATTTCAAATACTACTCTTTTATCCTATGTTGTCACCTAACTGGTTAATGGTAGAGTGCAAAGTTTAATCCAATTTTCAGCATTAGATTTGTTTACACTATTTATAGATCGTTTAATAGATACGCTATCAGTATTAAAATTTGAAACTCCATAACCATCTACCATATCTGCATTCAGATTGGTGCATAGAGTAGTAGAAGATACTTGTATAGGTGCAGTGCCAGTAGATACAGTAGATATCAATTTACTACCACTAATAGTGGAACTGTTTGTTAAAGCTCCTGTCATAGCATCACCAGCTTTCTTTACATAAGTAGTAGTAGGATCTACACCTAATGCACTAGTTACATTAGCTTTAGTTATACTAATAGTACCACCATTTGCTAATGTTATATTACTACCTATTTTAACACCACCTAATGCACTAGCTGTAGCAGCAGGTAATATATATTTATTAGCTTCAGCTTCAATAGCAGCTAGTTTATTCTTTTCAGGAGTAGTATAATCATTAGTACTAAGACCTTTACCTTCAACTTTATCTACTTTTTGAGTCTACAGTTGAGTAATATTACTATTCAATGTCTCTTCTACACCAGTAGCTCTTTCTACTTCATTTGCTATAGCTGTAGCATTAGCTGATTCAGCGCCTTTAGCTCTAGTTACTTCACTAGCTAAATCACTAGTTAGTTTCTATTCTGCTGCTTCTGCTCTAGTCTATTCAGCTGTTACAGTAGTATCTGTATATGATTTAGCTTGTTTAATAGCATTAGCTATAGAACCAGTAGTAGATTCATTACCATTAATAATAGTAAGTTTATCTTCATTCACTTTTACTCTATTAGTAAGTGAAGACACATTGTTATTAATAGTAGTATCAGCTTGAGTTCTATCAAGTATCTCTTGAGCTAAGTTATCAGCTACTTCTTGAATACTACCTTCAATAGCAGTAGTATCAAATGAACCTGATAAAGCATCCCAACCTTCTTCAGTCCATACTACATTAGTACCAGCATCATAATGCTTACCACCTAAGTTAAATGCATTAGTAATATTATATACATCACCAACTACATTATTATCTTTAGGTAGAGCTTCAAATGTACTAGATCCTTTTACTTTATAAGCACCGGATAATTTAGCATCTACTTGTGCTTTAGTATAAGTATCAGACTTGTCTGCTTTTAATGCTAACGCTGCATTAGTTGCATTAGTGTGATCAGTAATCTTATTGTCTAGCTCTTCTTCTTTAGCCTTAGCTCTATTGGTTTCTACTAAGATAGCTGCATTTCTATCACTAACTTCTGTAGCAATAGCTTCTTTTCTATCCTGTACTTCCTTGTTTATAGCATTAGTATGTTGAGTATCTACTTGAGTAGATCTATTAATTTCATTCTGTAAATTAGTACTAATAGTCTATTCAGCAGATTGAGCTCTATTCTTCTCAGTAGCTATATCATTGCCTAATTTGGTTTCAGCAGCACGAGCAGTAGCAGCTTCTTTATCTATATTACTTTGTAAAGTAGCTAAAGACTATTCTAATGAATCTGAATCAATAGCAATACTAATTACATTATCTTCACTAATACTAACATCTTTACCTGGTTTTAACTTATTAATTAAGTCATTATAATCACCAGATGTAGCTACTGGTTTAAAATCTGGTTTATTAGTAATATTATCCCATTGTACAGCTAGATCACCAGATGCACTAATCACATTAGTTTCTTGATCAATTTCAATGTTCAAACCTGCAATGAGTTTCTTCTAATACTTTGCACGTATATCAGCAAAGGTATCAATCATCTCAGTATGAAGTTCCTATAACTGATGCTGCTTAACAAAGTCTAAGAAGTCTTTAGATGTAATAATACCAGCAGAACTTGTAGAGGCTACTGGTATTGAAACAGTTTTATTACTTCCATCATACTTAAACATTACCATAGTAATGTCATTAGGATTTGAAGTATTAAACTGTATATCTTTTATTACGTCTTTTACTTCTTCATCATCTACTTTACTATCTACATCTCCAACATCTGCTTTATTATTAAGTAGATTATTTATCTATGTTTTAGTATAGTAGTTGCTAAGGTCAGGTGTACCACCAGAGGCAGCTAGCCTTACCCATTCGGTTCCATTGAAATATTTAATGCTACCACCATAAGGATTATCAGATAAGTCAACCCAATAGTCTATTTCTTCTGGATTAGGTTGAACAGATGTTGCAAAAAATATTATCCTATTTGTTACCATATGTATACTTATTTATTAAGCTGCTGGTGCTTCTAATGCAGCAACTCTTGTAGTTAATGCGTCAATTAAATCTTTTAAAGCTTTACCTTGTGCAGCAGCTAAAGCTTCTGTAGTACTAGTACTTGTTAAAGTGTTATTTATAGTCACTTTAGTATCTGCTGTAGGAGGTGTGTATCCTAATGCACTAGTCACATTAGCTTTACTAAGACTAATTGTACCATTACTATAAGAAATATTTGCTCCTACCTTTACTCCACCAATAGTTTCAGCTGTAGCTGTTGGTAAAACATATTTATTTGCTTGTGCAGCAATACCATCTAGTTTAGTTTTATATGCATCAGTAAAGTCATTACTGGATAGTTCTTTTCCTTCTACCTTATCGACTTTACCTGATTCAAGTGCAGCAATCTTAGCACTCTGATCATTATCTGTATCATCATTTATTGGTAGCCATTTGCTACTACCTGCATAATACTTAATTACATTACCTTTTGGATCTGCTGCTAAGTCAACCCAGTAATCAAACTCTTTAGGATTTGGAGCTATATAGCTTCTTGTTATTCTTGTCATATACGTATATTTTAATTATTAATTCTAATGTATTACAAACTGTAATAACTTATGAGTTCCAGTAGGATCACTTATATTTAAAGATACTCTAGCCTATCTAGTAGCATTAGTATCATTAGGATCTAATGTAATATCTATTCTATCCTACTTTACATCTATGTGCACATAATCTGATGAACTAAATCCTTTTATAATATACAGAGTACGATTAATATCAATAGATACAGTTTCACCAGACTTAATAAATCTATGTGGAGTAAGATTCCAAGCATTAACTACTTCAGGAATAATTGTTCTTGCTTTATTATCCACATATAATATATTATATAAAATAGTTTCTTTTTCCATAACGCATTTTAAGTCGTTTTAAGCTACTTTCTTTATTAAATGAACAACTCATCCATTAAACTCTAAAAGCTTCTTAGAAGAGTCTTTTGGCTGGTATACATCTATGTGTGACCATCCGTCGGTATTAGCTTCTAATCTAATAGGGTATTCAAATAATTCAGCATTCTATCTTACTATATTATTTACTGTATTACTATCTAAATCCTTTACATTAAAATCTATTGCTTTACCTAAACAGTGTGCAGATAAGTAAATACTACTTTTATTCTTTACTAACTAACACATATTACAACGCAATCCTCTCTATGAGAACTATCCACCTGCTTTCCAAGTATTAATAGTAATAGGTTTATTGAATATCTTAGTACGTAATACATACAAAGTACTAAGTAATTCAGTACTTATAAACTACCATGAAGATTCACCAAACTTGGAGTAGCAATGAGGACATACTAATTCACTTACTTTAAAATAAGGTTTTAATTTATCTATTAATTCATTTCTGTCCATACTTCGCTGTTTAAAATTTCATTTAACTCATTGCTGTCGTAAAGATAGGAAGAAATCTCTTCATCTCCCAATACGGGTGCGACAAAATCCTCGTGTAACAGGATCATCGTTCCGTCAACACTTCTTCTTGCGTGGATGGGCGGAACAATTCCATGTTCCATACACCATTCTATTGTTACTATAATGTATCTCATTTTGTTATCAAATTTTCAAGTACATAATCAATCAAATCCTGCTCGGTGAATCCGTCATTCTGTTTGGTGGGAACTGAATCGAACAAAATAGATTTATAAAACGCCATAGAACCAAACCTAGTCTTACCTCTCGCCTCCGACAAGAATAATGACATATTTGCACCAGTTTGCTTGTAAGTTCCTGCTAAAGTTGCCTTCTCTTCACCTACATAGCAAGTCATTAATTCATTGTTTGCCGAGAGGACATAACTGATTTTATCCCCTATACTAGACGTAACATTAAAGTTTTTATAAACGTTGTTACCGAACCTTACCTCCTTTGCACTGTTTCCTTGCAATAACATCCATCCTTTAATATTATCCTCTATCGGAGTTGTCGAGAACATACCTTTTGAAGTGGCAGGTCTTATGATGGCACATTGGAAGAACATCATATAATTTTGCAGTGATTTAAAGTTCTCTACAACACCGTAATCATCCACTCCATCAGTTACTAGGGCGTTGGGATATTTAGGCAGGAACTCTATTGTTACGTCCATATCTCCTATATCCCCTGTAACTCCTATGGCGTTATACAATGAAGTGGTTCCTTCGGGATAGGTTAATGTCACCTCATGTTCCCCGTTGTCAAAAGTATAAAATCCGCCATTTCTGTTTACCAAACTAACTTGTCTGCCATCAGAAAGACCTGTAACCTTAAACTTATGCGTTGGGTTAGAGTTTGCCGGAACTATATTTACCATGTCATCCGTAGTGGATAGTTTTTTAGTAATATGAATAATTCTGTTATCCGTAACAGTAACATTTGCTTTATCGGGTAGAATATTGGTGCTAGCAATATCATACCCTCCCACACCGCTCATTGCAGCGAACAGGAAATTGTTAAGTTTCAGCGGTCTGTTGTTTCCACTGAAATCCTGCAAGTATGGATTGGCTTTTAGTATCTCGTTTGTGGGAACGGATTGTCCTGACGGTAGCTGGGTAATGGTAAGACCTATGTAATCAGTTACTCCACTTACTCCCATAAAAGCAATAGTTGTAGCAAAACTATGAGGAAGTACATTTTCTCCGTCTTTTAACTTAATATTTGTGATTTGATCACTATTTTCATCCAACTTCACTCTATATACTAAGTTTTTATCACCAAGACCTTCTATAAATACGGAAAAAGATTCTGTTTCTTTTCCTATGGATGCTATTCTAAAATTGTCTATCAAACCATTAACCACAATCTTATTGTTGGTTATACTAACAGAATTAGGGTTATAATTTTGCCAATCATTAAAATTCTGTGTATAAACATCCGCAGGCTTTGACATATCGTACCAAAACACCATGTGTTGTTTAATCCAAATAGATACATCAGGTATATCAGGGTTTAAATTAATAGTTCTATCAATTTCTCTCTCATCTACGATAACTCCTCTGTCATCAACATCATATTGTAATACTTTGTTGCCCAAGATATGGCGCATTGTTATTGTTTTCATTTCTTTCTCTGTTTCTATACATATTATCTACTAATAAATCAGCTATAACATTTATACCTAATTGCTTACTATCACTAACTAATTGCTCCTACATTACTACTAGGAGCATCTAATAGATGCCCTCTAGTAGTTCTCTATCACTCAGCTGTTTGATCTGATTGTGTAATTGATTGTTCATTCTTAATACTGTTTAAAGCATCTATAAAGAAAGGAGTGCCATATTGATTAGCATATTTAGCTATTAACTCTATTTCTAGATCATTATAATCTTCCTCACCTGTAGAATTATATATTTTTAATGCTAAAGCGTGACCATCTATACCTTGTGCAGTCTTGTATAAACCGTTAGCTAACTCTTTAGATATATCTAATATAATAGGTGTTGTTTTATCTAAAGTATCGTACACTTTAAATTTCTTAAAATCAATATTCATAATAAATACTATTTAAAATTATTGTCCTGCATAATCTGTTTCTACCCATCTAAAACTTGGATAATTAGTAACTAAGAATCCCATAGAGTTACCTGGATGTAAATATACAGATTGATTTACAGTATTATTTGGTCTAAAGTAACCAGATATAGTAACTCCAGAAGTATCAGGATGAATCATAATTCTAACATATATTGCAAAATATGTAGGTAAGCTCCTGTATCCAAACATACTAGCTACGTCATTAGCGTTCGGGAGATGGACGTTGTATTCTCTATTAGCTCTAATCATTATTATATTACCTTTACTCATATCTAATTTATAAGTACTACCAGTAATATTTACTACATTTATAGTATCGCCATATACAGCAGCTGCTCTAACAGCAGCATTTGGTGAATATAATGCATAATTTTTAGTACCATTTGCAACATCTACATATAGACCGTAATTAGCTGAGTCAAAGCCGTATTGTATAGATGTGTTATAGTTATGATTTACAAATCTACCTGTAGCTGTAAAAGCACCACCAACTGTAGCAGGAACAGTATCGCTACCTATCATAACATATGATGTACTATTACCAACTCTAATGAAATCTGGATTTATACTGAGACCACCACCAGAACCACTTGCTGTTGCACTACTACCAATATGATTTCCACTTATTTCAAATCCAGCAATCTGACCACTATTTATTTTTACAGAACTAAAATTACCACCAGATGCATTTACAGTACCATTAAATGTACCAGAAGTAGCTGTTATGCTACCAGTAATATTAACGTCTGTACAAACAAACCTACCAGTATTACTATTCATTGACAGTTTACCATTATTAGAAGTAAATACACTTCCACTAAAGTTAAAGTCACCTAACTTAGCATTGTTAGCTAGTAAGTTATTTACTGTTAGTATTTCTTGCTTAGAAGATATATTCCAATAACTGCTAGTCATACTGGGTGTCTAACTAGTATTATTCTGTTTAGCTAAGTACACATTACCTTGATATACTACATAGTCTATAATAGTTAAATTATCATAGTTCTAATACTGAGTATAATCATTCTAATACTTAGCTATTGCCTTCTTAGTAGAATTAGTACTAGTGGATTGAGAATCACTATTAACATAATTAACAGTAAAATATCTAAATAAATAAGGTTTATCTTTATTTAATGCTGGCTTATTAGTAGACCAACCCTCACTAGGAACAGATGTATTAGTTGAATTTGCAAAGTATTGTGTAACAGATGTTACTCTAGAATTAGAATATGTTAATAATACTTCAGGTATTGTTTTGGTAATAGTACCATCTGAATATGTTATCTTACTATAAGAGTGTAATTTACCTTGAGCGTATGTATTTGTAGGTACATTAGTAGACCAGTTAGTAGTATCATAAGATACACTTTGATCTGTTGACTGTAAGTAATAATTAGTTACACTAGATACATCTTGACCTTTTATTGCATTTGATGCTTTATCATGATAGTATTGTACTCCAGATCTCCATTGACCTCTATCTCTCATGATAGTATAAGTTTCATCTATATCAGATACATCTCCATCAAATACTACTGGAACTTCAGCTGACCATACTTTATATTGACTAGTAGGACTTAACGAACTGTAATCGCTACTATCTGTAGTAAATCCAAACCAGAACTTTGTAGTAGATAATGATGAATTCCATGTGGAAGTAAACGTATTACCAGATGTACTGTTGATCTATTGCCATGAACCAGAACTGTTTAAATAATAGCTTTTCCAATATCCTGATACAGAACTAGTAGCACTATCATCAACTCTAACTTTTATGGCACTTAATTTTACATTTGTAGTTTGTAGGAATCCATCTGAAGATCTAATGGCAGAAGGACAACCATTAACAGTTATACTATAACCATTAGATCCTGGCTTACCTGGTTCTCCAGGTTCACCTGGTTTACCATCTTGACCTGGTCTACCTGGCTCACCATCCTTAGACCATTTAGCCCATAGTGCTCCAGTTTTCCAAGCATGCCATTTACTATTCTCTTTCTTTCTAGTCCAAACATATTCGTAAGGTATAGATTCAGTAGGTCCAACTGGATTATCATCCCATCCACTAGGTACATAATCATCAGCTTGATATTCACTAGAATCTACGTTTGCAGGTGGGTAATTAGAACCACCAGGACCTAAACTATCTCCACCAACATAGTTAGAGAATCTCTTATAGATGTATTCGTAACCATCACCATCTTTACCTCTTTCAGCATATCTAGACCATATACCAGGAGTAGACCAGTTACCCCATACTTGTGTAGCCTTATCTAAGTATCTCTGAGATACCCATTCATATACTAAAGATGCAGTTACACCCTGAGGATGATTAGACCAACCACTAGGTATATGACCAGCTTGATTTACACTAGCAGGAGTACTAGGAGTTTTACCATCAGCATTTCTAGTATAAATAAATTCAATGCTGTTACCATCTTTACCATCTTCACCGTCAGCACCAGTAAGACGTATAAGGTTAGACCATGCAGTTAAAGTACCATCTGGATTAGCAAATCGTTGAATCTACCAAACATATTGTCCTTCTGATGGAACTATCTCACTATCAGTAGTCCAACCTGAAGCAGCTGTATCTGTTGGAATAGCAGGTTTAGTAGCAGATACTTTCCATCTATATTGATAATGACCACCTGATAAACCTTGTTCACCCCAATTAGACCATAATGCTGGTGTACTAAAGTTAGACCATACTCCATCTGTACGTACACGTTTACAAGTCCATTCTGCTTTATAATCCTCATTTACTCCCTTTGGATCATCAGACCAATTATAGTCTTTGGAACCACCATTAGATATAGTGGGAATATAGTCATTCTATTGAATAGACGAAGGAGTTTGTGGTACTCTATCAACATCAGCAGTACGAGTAAATATATATTCATACCCATCACCATCCATACCTTTTTCACCCCACTTGGACCACAATACTGGTTGTGTAAATTCTCCCCATACACCCTCTCCAATTTTAGCAGCTTTCTTTTCACGTTGTGATACCCACTCATACATTTTCTCTTTAGAGACTCCTTGAGGGTTATCTGACCAACCAAATGGTATGTAATCGTCTTGCTAAGATGTATCTGGTTTATCAGGAGCTTCGTTAACACTAGTTACTTGATAAATAAATTCAAGTTTAGTACCATCAGAACCGTCTTCACCTGTTTCCCCAGTAAGTCTAATAGGATCTGTCCAACCAGATAATGATTTATCTGGATATACAGTAGCTTGAATCATCCAAGTAAATACTTCCTTAGTTTCTCTATTAGGTGGATACATGTACCAAGTATAGTTATCATCTACAGGAGGTATTTGTGAACTAGTAGGCTTAGGTGGTTGTACACTAGAATTAGTATAACAGAATACTGTGTATTGACCATCTGCTCCTTCTACTGAAGCACCACGGAATCTATTAGGATCACCCCATTCTCCTTCATCTACTTTACGAGAACTCTTAGTAGACATCCAGATTGCTGAAGCTGTATAGTTTCTATGCCATCCATAAGAAGTACCATCACCAACAGGTCTATCTGGTGTAGCATCATTATCATTATAAGTTACCCACAATCCGTTAGCTTCAAGTTGGTAACTCATATTGTATCTTCTATTTACTGATATAGCTCCTTCACAGTTAATAACTAAATCAATACGCATATCATTGATATTAGTTATCTTAGTTATTTTGAATACACCATCTTGCATAGTACATTCTACACCTGTTGGAGTATACTCTACAAAGTAACTACCTTCATTATATACTGTACTATATGTTAGTTCTGTTTTACCTTTCCAAGCCTATACAGCAAAAGTAAGAGATTTAGTTTGATTATAATCTTCAATAATATTGAATTCATTATCTACAATTACTGTACCAAACTCACTGCTAAGTGAAACAGCATAAGCGTCTTGTCCATGTAATTGATCTAACTATTCTGGTGTAAACTCGATGATAGAACCAGTCATATAGACATTAGTTAAGTATGCACCATCACCTTGTAATTGACCATTATTAGGAGCTCCTGGTATAGTAAGACCGTTTAAGTTACCAAACTGTGAAGCTATGTTAGTATAGTTAAGAGCCCAAGTATTTACACCTTTTAAATATCGTTTATATGTACGAGTAGCATAAGCACTAGATCTTCTAGTTTCATCAGTAAAGTTACCATAAACAGCAAACTTCATTGACTTACAAGGATGCTATGTAGTACCTTGTTTCAATGAATACCTAAACTGTTTACCTCTAGCATCTAGTACTTCTATAGGTGTAAAATAAGCTGTAGAGAATCCTTGTACTTTATCAAACCCACAATCGTCAGTACCAGTTTCAGTATTATTAACTCCATCAAAATTATGGAATATACCTCTACATATATCATTTACATGTATACCGCTATATTCACCTTCTTCTAGTTTCAATGTAACTATTTGATTAACTAAGTCTACATCTTCAATAGTACCAAATGCTATTGAATTCCATAGTTCACCACTTACTACATCTATTTTATTAAATCTTAATTCTGGTACTTCTAAGAACTCTCTAAGAATAAGGCTGGTCATTTCTCCTCTACCATCTTTATCTATTTGAGCACCTGTACCACCAATCATACCAGTAACAAAAGTACCCATCTAAACTCCTTGATTTAGATAAGTCATCTTATTACTTCTTAAACCACCGTTGAAAGTAATTATACCTGAAGATACATCATCATATAGTTTACTTATAAACAGCTTACTACCTTCAGATTTAATCAAAGCTTTTACTACAGAAGTATCTACTACACCACCGCCTTCACCACCACCAATACCTAATGCTGATGGTTGGATATTGTGCCATGTACCATCACTAGCATACTACAGTAAATCTCCTTCTGTAATATAAGTAATAGTAACATCTTTAAGAGTAGCTAAATGATTAATTCTTTCAACTAATGTATCAAGCTCACCAACGCTAGTATCTAGAGTCTATACATTACCCTACAATGTTCTTACTAATCCTGTGAGTTCATTTAATTCATCTTTAGTTGCGTACTATGCCATTACTTTAATAGTTTATCTATTACTACTAATAATTTCATTCTCTGTTCCTCATCTATATTAAACGCGTATCCTTGAATTAGTATATCATATACGTAATTAACACACACGTAGTTTAATATTTGAGTTCTATCATAAGCAATATTATACTTTACTTTATTGCTTATTGTTTTACCTATTTTATAGTTATTCTCTATCATAGTGCACAACAACCATTATTGCAGCTCCTACAAACCTTACAATTTGTTACTCTACTATACGTACAGCAAGTATGCTCTAATGGGATTTCTAAGAGTCTACATAAATCAATATAATAATCTATAGCATCTTCAGTTAACTGATTAGCTAGAGCATATTCAAGTAATTGTGATTTAAAATCACACATTAATATTTTTTCCTTTTGGTGCTTATCTAAACAAGTATTGCAAAAAGTTACTAACATGTTTACTTTCCTATAGTACAAATTCTTCTAGTCTATAGCTATTGCAACTGCATTATTACTGCCAATAACACTAACTATGAAAGATGTGGCATCGTGTTCTTTAATGTTTATCGTAATGACATTATCAGAAATGCTAGGAGAATCAATGACATAGTTATGATCGTCATCATCACTACTGTACATATTCTTCTTATTAAGAACACTATCTAAATAAACTTTAGTTACTGAACTAGCGCTATCTAAAGTAATTGTAAGTATGTTATTCTCTATCTTTGTATTAATTATTTTCATATCTACAAAAAATTAAAAAGGCGAAGCCGAGGATAAACCTCAACCTCGCCTGGTTTTTTAAATAAAGAAACCGTATTATGCTGCACTATTAACACCTGTAATAAATGCTTTAAGATTCTTAACAAACTGAGAAGCACTCAAGTTAGCAGATTCTTCAACATACAATTCAGTAGTTAACGGCGTAGTTTTAATGTATTGATTGTCAGGTGACAAGTACAAGTTGTCATTCTCAATAGTAATGTAATCGTAGGATGCACCTTCAGTAACATTACGTTTAGGTTCAATGATAGGATATGCATCTGTGAATACATGACCCTTATAACCCAACATACGTACTTCCATATCACGTACTTGTTTCCAGTAACCTTTACCAGGTTTACCAGCAGTCTTAGTAATAGTTGCACCAGGGACTGCTTCAGGAACATTAGACAACAATGCACCAGGAATAGTAACATACAGAGAAGCTTCCATAGAAACTACAGA